AACCGCTCGTGCCAGATGTTCCTCTTGTGCCTGATGAACCGCTCGTGCCAGATGTTCCTCTTGTGCCTGATGAACCGCTCGTGCCAGATGTTCCTCTTGTGCCCGATGAACCGCTCGTGCCAGATGTTCCTCTTGTGCCTGATGAACCGCTCGTGCCAGATGTTCCGTTTGACCCATATATTATTTCACTACCATTGATGAATATTGTCCCACCTGTAACATTTAAATTACCTTCAATGGTTGATTGTGTATTTACAATAAACCCTTTATCTGGCGAAATCTCCGCAAATGTATTTCCACTTACTATTTTATTAAGCTCTAATCCTGTAACACCACTCGAAGGAATGTTATATAAACCAGACCCATCTCCATAGTATGTACCCCCAGTAATAATTACATTACCATCAATATTTACGTCACCATTTGCGGATAAATTTTTAGTATATACATGCTCAAATAGGTGTTCAGTACTTCCTAATGTGACAGTATTCCCCGAAGGAATATTCTCTGTATCAACCTGAACCCAATTAATTCGTTGTAGTGTCATTTATAACAAAAGTATTATTATAAATAAATACTTTGTTTTGATTCTTTTATCTTGAAATCAGACTTTTATTAAAAAAAAAGGGGGATTAAAAATCCCCCTTTACATATTATTAAAATAAGTTTTTATAATTTCCACAATATCATCCTCCGTTTGATAATCCTTTCCTGGAATGAAAAACTTTCCTTGGTTATTATTAATATCATTAATATAAGTTGTTGGTAAAATATTTGTACCAATTTCATCAATAATTAATAACCAATCTTCACTGTTTTCAATTACGTCATAATCTAAATAAGGAATATTTAATTCGTCTAATCTTTTCTTTAATCTATTACAATAACTACAAAATGGTATAGTGAAAATTGTTAAATCGTATTTCATATTAACTAAATCCTATTTTTTTGACATTATCGTCTTCTTTGAAGATTTCGGTATCTATATTATAGATATCCGCTAATGATGTCGGAACTGTTACTTTATTGTCCTTACCAAGATATTTTAATAATGCATTAGAGTCGGCAACTGATAAATTAGAAAACTTATGTTCAGCAATCAATCTCCCTTTACGTAAAAGAGCCTTATCAATTCTTTCTTTTTTCATATTAAAAGTAGCTATAATTTGAATATTCAAACAATCTCCAAGAATTCCATCTGTTAAATTAAGAATATTAGATACACCAACTGACGAACCTCCCGATTCTCTATCAGATATAACTTTTTCGGCATCTTCAATAATTAAAATTGAATTTCTATGATCCATTAAAAATGGTATAATTGATGGTTCCGACAACGCTTCGGCTGTTGATGGGGGAATAAAAATTATATCCTTATCTTTTATAAGGCTAGTTAGATGCTTTATAAATGTTGTTTTACCTGTACCAGGATCGCCATGTAACAAAACAATTCCAGACACAAATTTGGTGTTTAATTTTTCAATAATTCTTTCATAAACTTTAGTAAATCCTTTACCATAATTTAATTCAATATTTACCTCAGGAATATTAAGATTAAAATCCTCGGTATCTAAATAACCATTTTCACTTTTCAACAACTTAATGTCAGTCTTAGCATCAATTTTAGTATATTTAGACCTTATTTCTTCAATTATTGAAATATCAATATCCTTTTTATCCAAAGAGTTATAATAAACCGAAATTTCCAACAATTCTTTGTCATTTGCGTTTGAATCATAGATAATTTCGATCATTATTTTTTCTTCTTCGTGGATAAACAACATTTCTTCGTCCTTTTTATCTTTACGTTTTACATTTGCTAATGTTTTAATATGCATCCTATATCCCTTTGATAAGATATATTCAATCACATCATAGGAAAAATTTTCTTTCAATTTTACTTTAGATGGAAGTCTATCAAAAAAATGTACATATAACTGATTTGAAGGGATACCTGTTTGAAATGGAGCCTCATAAATCCAATAATCTTTTGGTAATGTATGTATCATATATTAAAATTTTAATTTAAACAAAGTTTTCCGTATTTTCCTATATTCCACCAAATATCATACGTAAAATATTCGGGTTCTTTTGTAGCACAAATTGCTCTTATTGTTTTATTTAATATTTCCAATTGTTCAATGGTTAATTCAGGTGTTCCGAGCTCTTCGAAGTTTTTCACCGAGATTTCAGTAAAATATTTAAAGAATAATTCATTATCAACATTTTTTAAGAAATATTCTTTAGATATTTTATCTTTTTCAAAGAATAATTTTATCTTTTGAACATATATTAAAACTTCATTTGGTAAATCATTAGACATCATAGTTCATTATTAATAGTTCAGTACCTTCGTTTTGCGTTCCGTCTTTCTTTGCTGCAGCGGCTTTCTTGAAATTCTTTTGCCTCCAAATATATAAATTTTTTGGATACATTTCTTCTAGTTGAGGAAAATCATAATATGATAACGAAAATCGTCCTTTTACATAATTTAAACATTCTTCTAACCGTTTATGGTCATTAACATCAAAATCGTGATTTGAATAATAATTTTCTGTCTTCCAATATGGAGGGTCTAAATAAAAATATGTTTCAGGTGAGTCATATTTTTTTATAACTTCACAAAAATCCATGTTTTCAACAAAAGTAATCCTATCAAAATGCGCCCTATACTCAGGATGTTTTAATTTATCCATAAAAATAAGAACTTTACAACGATATTTTCCTTTATAGTCGGTATAAGCAGCAGTTTCAGGTTTTGAACCAGAAAATACTTGGGTTAAAACGTAAACGTACTTACCTGCAATATCCAAACTATTTTCATCTGTAATAACCAAATTAGGGTCAAACACTTCTTTTTGATATTCTTTGAACATTACACTATATTCTGGCGGGGTATCAACTACACCCAATTGTTGACAAGGGTATTTTGACAACTCTTTCCACAATACGTCATATTGTACTGCCCATCTCATTAAATTCGAATTTAATCGATTGTAATCATTATAAACAACAGTTTTTAGTTGTGGGTACTTTTTTAAATCCATGTTAAAGAACACCCAGAACATACCCGAAAAAGGCTCAACATAAGTTTCTATGTCTGCAGGAATGTGAGGAATAATCCATTTACTAATTCTTGCTTTTCCTCCAATATAACTTATCATATATTAAATTTTCTCTTTGTACAAAAATATACATAAATTATTCACAAAAACAAAATCTATATGTATATTTTAACTATGGGATGTACGAAATGTAAAGAAAAAAAAACAACTAAAAAACTGTTATATGAAGCCACAGGTAATAACGACAGTAAAATAATAATATTTATAATTATTTGGTCATTATTTGCAATTTATGGCATAATTTCTTTCATAAATCTATTTTTATAATGAAAAAACCAAAATATTTTATATTTCTTTTTCGTAATAGAAAGAAGATTAAAATTCTATATAGATGTATGACAAAAAATAGAGTATACGAAATTTGGCATGAATATAAAACACAAGAAAAGCCACCTTTTGTGAAACTTCGTATTGGCGGGCAAAAACGTAAAGAAGAATTGGTGTATGAAATTGGTTTAATTTTCCCTATGAATCGATGGGTTACAAAAGATAGATTTTTTGTAAGGGATAGTATGGGTAGAAATATTGAGGCTAGATTAGATGATGAAAAATTAAGAATTAAAGAAATTTTACCATATTGGGAAGAAGAGTTGATTTATGATTTTAATTCTAAGAGAAGGATTCGTTATTATGAAATGATGGAATATATAACTTCAATTAATGAGATCACCCAAATATTTACGCTAAATAATAAACTATTTGTTCAAATAGAAAATGACATTCGATTATTTGGTAATAAAAACATCGACGATACTTCAAGATTATTTGAACTTGTTAAAGAAGACTTGTTAAAGAAGAAAATGGGGAATTTCATCTTTGTTAGAGATTTAACCACTCAACAAAGGACTTCATTATACAATTTATTGGAATCAAAAGGTTATAAGAGAACAGAACTATTTAGGCACTATTCTTATTAATTATTATATGGACATCATTGATATTTATTGAGAAATCTTTAACGTCATCCTTTAATTCAACAAATTTATCGCCTTGTTTTCTTGATGTATAATTATAAATTCTTTTAAACTCATCTTTTTTTACATCAAAAATTATCGTTGCTAATGTAAAATTAATGTTTGATTTTTCAATTAAATCTGTAATTATGGCTAACTGATTTAACATATCACCTTTCTTTTCCATAATTAAATTCCAATTAATTTTGTTATTTTTTTAAAAAACGAAATTTCTTTTACTTTTTTTTGAAATATTTCATCTTTATTAATTTGTTTTATTTCTTCAATTGTCTTCCTTTTCTGCACCTGAAGTTCCATTTGTGTCTTCTCCAAGTCTTTCTGAATTAGATAATTCAATCCCTTTTCCTGTTTTGTGCTCATATAAGTCAGCTACTTTTAATTTTTCTAATGAAGATAAATCCTTTTCTTCAAATACTTTTTTTAATTCGTTCATTTTATTGTCAAATGATTTTTTTAGTTCGTCTATTTTTTCTTCTAATAGTTTCACTTTTTTCTCTTTCTCCAAATTAGATTTGATGACTTGTCTTACACATTTAAAAACATCATTATATCCATCAGCATCATTGATTGTAATATATGAAATTAACATAGTTTTTTCATTTCTGTCCTGTTCCCTGAATCTAATGTTAGGAAAATCTTTTTGTTCTGAAATTATATCCCATAATATAGGTATTTTTATATCAAGTGATACGTCTGTATTAAACTCCCTTAAAGAGTGAAAATATGGCCTTAATTCAACAATTTCTTTATACATATTAGCTAAATATAAATGTTAAAAAATATGAAATGGAAACATAAATTAGTATAATTTCCGCTTTCGTCATTGTTATTGGTTGTGGGTCAGTTTGAAATACCTTGATAATAAACACCCCAACATTTTTAAGTAAAAACAATATACTTAAAAAGAAAAAAAATATTTTAATCTCTTGTACCATTTATTAGTTATTTTGTTTTTTGACCTTCTTTTTTATTTCGTCTAATATTTCTTTGCGATATGGTGTAATTAATTCTTTAAGTTCTTGCGCATTTGCTCTTGCCCTAATTGAAGCTGATCGATTTTTCTTTTTAAAAACTTTTTCGGTGTCAATAGACATCTTTTCGACCAGTTCTTTGATTTTTAATAGTGTTTCCATATTATATCTTTTATAAAGAAGTATAAGGTATTTTTTTTATTTTTTCAAGTTTTGTTCAAATATTTTATAAACTGTAAGTAAAATTTCCAATTCTGTTATTGACTTCTGATGGTTCAAATCAAAAATTTTATAATAATAGTCATGAATTTGTACGTCTTTCTTTTCAATTTTTCGAATATAATAAGCCTCATTATAGAAATTCCATAGATATTCAAAATGATTTCCAGCCTCTTTGAAGAAAATCCTTTCTTTACTGAAATTATCAATGGTTTTCTTCCAACACCAAATAAAATGACCTTTTATTTTTGATTCCTCATTTATTACATCTGTTCCTAAAAAAGTGGAATCAATTAGGTCATCTAATGAAACAATAAAGTCGTAAAAAAGATTAATCTTCTCACGACTTACATTATTATACCTAAACCAAAAATCTAATTCTTCTTTAAGTATATCAGATATATTTAATATAACTTTATTCTTTTCCATATACATCAAATATATAGAAAAAAAAAATAATTTAAAAGTTTATTGAGTCTTCTTATTGTAAGAATACATTTCTTTTATTCTCTTAATGTCTTCATTTAAATTATCCTTACCTGTTTCGACAGGTTGAAATTCCTTATTATACATTGGGCGTTCTTGGTGTGCCTTAATTTTCCTTTCTGCCCTATTCGCGAGTTTTTCGCCTAAATCACTATTTACCACATTGGCAGCATCTTGACTATTACCAGTTTTTTTATCACCTTGAAGGTACATTTTTTCTCTTTTTCTAAATTCATCACCAGGTTCTTTGTCATAATCAAGGTCTTGTGTACCACGATTATCATTATCTTCAATATCAGTTACTTCTTCAGAGTTTGGATAAATTGCCTTCTTTTCACCACCAATTTGATTTGGAAATTTTGGCTTATCATTACCGTCAAATGACGCTGCTTTAGTAAGTTTAGATTCAACATTTTTAAGATTCTCGTTAGCATCTTTTTTACTTCCAGCTTGAGCTCTTTTTGTTACTTCAATTCCTGGTATATCCTCGTTAACTAAATTTTTCACAATATTTCTCAATTGTGTTTCAGTAACGATAATTGATTTTTTTGATTCTTTTATTTTATTTTTCATATCTTTTTCATCCCCCATTTTATCTAATTTATCAATCATATCTTCATATGATTGATAATCGCCAGGCTCAATAATTAATTGTTTACCTGGATGTTCTTTTTTATATTTATCTAAAATTTCATTAGCCTCTTCTTCACTATTAAATGTGTCAATTGGCTCGTCGTCACATTTAATGTGATAAACTTGTTTATGATCCATATCTCTCATATTCTCAATAATATATTTTTTTACCTCATTGACTAAAAGACTTTCAACCATAGGGGCTAATTCATTTATTTTCATATATTATATAAATATTTGTTTTATTTCATTTATTACAACATTTTTCAATTCTTTAGACGAAATACCATATTTTTTTGAAACTAATTTAATTGATTCGGATAATTCTTTATCTTCAGAAATTCTAATTGCGTTTGGATCTCCTTGATTACAATAAGGAAACTTTTTGCATTTATCATTAATTGTTACAAATTTTCCATCGGGACCCCCAAATTTAGGAAAACTTTTTGTGTGTTCAATTTTATTGACTCTTGCACCAATTGTTTTTTCGCCGCCAATTGATAATGGGTTACTTCGTCCCTTTGTTCCTCCGAATAAAGGTACATCAAAACTTCCATCAACGCCAGCAGTTACTTCGTCAATGTCTTGTTCTTTTGTTTTAGGTTTATATAAATCCTTTTTAAGAATAATCATTGGCGCTTCATACGAGCCAGATGAACCTGAATCCATTTCATTTGTTTCTTCTTTTTTTAACCCACCAACAATAGTATTATAACATTCCATTGATAGGTTACCTTTTTCTTTTGTTAATTCAAGAGCTCTTTCCGTAGCACTATGTAAGTCCATGTCGGTTTTAGCGTCTTCCTTTGCGTATTCAAGCATACGAATGAACAATGGAACATCCATTGTAATTACATCAATTTTATCAACTTTATTTGTTTCCATTTTATTTAACGTTTTTTAATGGCCCCTCCCAAAAAGATTTACGTTGCCATAATGTTTTGAATAGTTCAACAACAACTTTTGTTGCTAAGTCAACTATTTTATCGTCAATTTTTTTTGTACCAAGTTCATCTTGAATCATTTTTACAACAATTCTATGGGCATTTGATGATTCCATAAAATCCTTGATTTCTTTCTTAACGATTCTTTCTACATCCGATTTATCTTGACTTGTTATCCCCATAATTAATTATTTTGTCTTTGTCTTAAAATTAATTCCATGCTATCAGTTATTTGTTTGTTATAATTTAACATTTTGGTTAATAAATCCATTGTTTCTTGGGTAACAGTTAACATTTGTGCGTTAATATATAATCCGGAGTTTTCTCCGGTAATGTATGTAAATTTTAAATCTTCATCAGGAATTACACCATCAAGTCTTATTTCATCGACATTAAATGTAAATCCTGGATCCAAATCCGCTGTTTGTGATACCTGTTCCCTAAACGAATCAATTAAACTCGATATCATAGTTTTTTGTTCATCAGTTAATGTCATATCATGTTGGTCACTTGATATCAATTTAATATCAACATCATTAACGTTATCGACGCCAGTTTCATCGTCTTGTTGTTCTTGATTGTTATTAAATGATTCATTACCATTTAGATCATCTTGTTCTCCATAATAATGTCTTCTTTCGGTTAGATTACTCTTAGATGGATTTTTGAAATTTCTTAAAACGTTCAATATCCTTTTAGTGTCATCATATTCATTTAGCATTTTTTTTGTCATCTTTAAAAAATATTTTAAAATTAAACGAAGGGTTTATATCTGTATAAATATCTGAATAATTTGATTTACACAGAACGCCATTAAATTTAGATGCTTGATTGAAGTAACCTTGAGATGGGACTATTTGTTTTTCAATGTTATGTTTTTCACATAATTCGTTACATAGTTGATAAACTATATCTAATTGTTCATTTGGGTACTTATCCCAAAAAAAATGTCCTCTCCAATTTCTTATATGAGGATCATTCCTATATGGGTCACCAATCCAATTAGTCAACATACCATTCATAGTATTTTTGTTTAACCAACCAAGATTTTCAATGGCAACTTTAATTACCTTTCTATCTAGCTTTATATCTCCGAAAGTTGTTGAATAATCTTTTGTATCTAAGATTTGATATACGTCACCCATTTTAGTTATGATAAAATGTGGAATATCGTCATACTTACCGTTCCTACGATATTTTATCATATGTATATAATCAGTAATCCTCCTATGTGTATCACATAAGAGGATTTGACTTTTCTTTGCTTTTGTTTTTTTGTAATTAAGGTTTTTTTTATCAAAAACCTCTACGTCTTGTATTGTTAACATTTCTTGACAATATTTTTCTGTTTATGTTCACAGGATTTAATTCATCCTGTTCAAAATATACAGAATTCTCATCATTTGTCAAGTCTTGGGTTTCCTCCAAAGGTAAAGATTGAGTACTTTCCTCTTGTGAGGGGTTTTCTAAATGAATTTTTTTTTTATCTTCGTCAACAACTGGTACGACTTCTTCTGTATTCGTATTCAGTTTTTTTTTATCATTTTCGATTATTTCATCGCTTTCCGGTAAAGTTTCAATTTCCGCTGACTTACCGTTATTTCCTAAAAAATAGTCAGTTTCGAACTTCATGGGATAATAGTCGTCAGGTAAATCACCGTCAAAATCTTCAGGTTCTTTTTCTGGCTCTTCAATCGGATGATTATCGGATGATTCTTCATAAGGTGGTTCATTTTCTAATCCATCTTGTAACGTAACGTCCCATTGGTTAAATTCTTCTTCCAATTCTTTATCGTAAGGGTCTTCAAATTTTTTAGTTAAAAACCTTTCCAAATTGTTTAATTTGGTTTCATCAATTTTTACCCTATCCTTTTCTTCGATTTCTTCTTTCGTTGGTTCAATTGGTAATCCACCAATAATATCATTCATCATTGGGTGATTTGCTTCAGGAATTAAATGATTCATTTCGTCATCGATTTCTTCATTTACTGTTTCTTTATATTTTTCCACCGCCTTTATTAAATCATCATTAGGTTTAGGTGGGTTTAATAAGACGTTTTCAAGTACTTCTAAGTCCTTTTCAGACAGTTTAACCCTTACTGCGTCCTCTACTAAGTTTTTTAATAATTCAGGGTCTACGGTGACGGTTTCTTCGATGTCGTGTTTAATTTTTTCTTCAACCACTTTATGATGAATTTCTTCATCTTCTTTAACATCTTTTAACCTATCTTCTTCAGTAAACTTCACCAACATATGTAAGAACGACAACGATATTACAGGTAAAAGACCTCCGGCAAATAAAGCTAAAAATCTCTTATGACCAATAAAGTCTGTTGGTTCTACACCCATGAATCCAACCAGTGGACTAACCAATTCAACCCACGATTGGAACATTTTACTTGTTGTATCGATATATTCGTATGCAAAGAAAATGTTACCGATGAACTGAATCAACGTTACTATGATGAAAGGAAAGTAAACGTTCTTACCCATATTTGCGGAAATTGCCGCCAATGCGGACATAGCAGCAATTTCAATTCCAACTGACAAATAGATTGCCCAACTTAAAGGGTTCGATATCCCGTACCATTGTGTGACATGTGAAATTGATACAATTGCAACTGTAATAATAGGAATAAGAAACGCACTAATTATTAATGTTTTATAATTACTATTTATCCAATGTTTCATTTTTATTCAAATTCAACTCTTTTATTTTACTTAATGCTTTTTGACTCGATTTGTTTTCAATCTCACTTTCTCCTGTAATATTTAAAAGGGTCATATATGAGTCACCAAATCTATATAAGACATTTTGAAAATTTTCTGTTTTTTGATTCATTATTCTTATGTCAGATTTGGTTGCAACAGAATCATGTAAATCTAACAATTCATTTTTTACTTTTGTCAATTCCCGACTATCATTACATCCTTTAAAAAAGGTTAAAACTAATAGTATAAAAACTATTATTGTAAAATACTTTTCTATAAATTGTTTCATACTTATAAATAGTTTAAAAGACTAAAGCTCTCATTTCTCAATTTTTTTATACTTTTATCCCTTAATTGTCTAATTCTCTCTTTAGTACAACCAAATTCTTCTCCAAGTTCATCAAGATTAGATTCCACGCCAGTAAGTCCATAATATCTTTCAATTATTATTCTTTCTCTTTCATCTAAAACGGACAACATATAATGAACTTTCATTTTAATTTCGTCAGTTGTAGTATTTAATGCTTCTTCAGGATTATCGGCATTTTTATTTGGAATAATATCGATTAAGGTATCACCCTCATCATTAATTTCATTATCCAGACAAATACAGTGAGGAACAGTATAACTAATTTTAGATTCCGATACTTTTTCAGAATCTTTATTATCATTTTCAATTTGTTTACAATCTTTTTGTATTTCTTGAATAATATTTGACGGAATCCTAATAGTTCTTGAATCTTCGTTTAATGATGAAAGAATCGATTGTCTAATCCACCATACGGCATATGAAATAAATTTTAATCCTCTGCTTGGATCAAACTCTTCGGAAGCTTTAATTAAACCAATGTTACCCTCAGATATTAAATCCATTAAGTCCAATCCTTGACTTTGATAACCTTTAGCAATAGAAATCACAAACCGTAAATTGCCGGTGACCAATTCCTCTTTTAATTTAAACCTTTCGGCCTCAGTTGTATCTTTAGAATTTAATTTTTCAAAAATTTCATCCTGTCTTTTATGTGTAATAACAGGAATTTTACGAATGTCTTTAATGTAGTGCTGAATTTCATCAGAGTTAATAATAATAGATTTTTTCATATGAATGTTATTTTTTATTTGATAAACTGTATAATATACGCATTTTTCTTCACTTTTTAAAGTGATCAAGGAAATATTTTTCTGCCTTACTTAAACTTTCAATACCATTTTTTTCAATTTTTTCAAGAATTTCATCAATGTCAAAATCGGATATATCCTTATTAAAAACTTCAATAAAGAAAACAGAATCTTTTGGGGTTTCATTATATATCATATTCATTATTTCTTCCGGTAATTTTTGATCTATAATAGATTTTAGGTTAAATAAAAAATAAAATTTTATTGTCTCATTTTCAAGAAATACACGTAGATTATCTTTTAATTGTTCCGTATCTAATTCAGAATTGAAAATAACTATAATTGATTCACTCTTCTCAATGATAAACTTTATAGAAAAAATACTGGGCATTGTAATAAACGATCCAGCGGTAAATAATTCTAAATCCTTTCTGGTTTTAAAATTACCACTAAAAAATAATATGTAAGTTTCCATTATTTCAATAATAATACCAACGCCGCTCCTACACCAACATATATTAAGTTCTTACTACCTGATTTTATACCATTACCGACCTTCTTCCAGAAAGTAGGTTTAATGTCTGGTTTATAAATTTCAGGAATAGCATAACTTTCAATATTAACTGTCTTAAAGTAAGGATTCGTATTAGTTACACTAAAACTAATAGGATACCCTTCCTTCGGATTATTCCTCCAATGAAATTCAATGTACTGTTTATTTGGAATTTTGAAATCAACGAACGTTAATAGTGGCGGTTGCTTTGGAAATGTGTAGACAGGTTTAACTTTGAATGTGTATTCTAAATCCAGACTTTTAAATGTGAATAACACACTTGAATCCCTTTCGGATACAAACACTTTGCTTTTTTGTAAAGAATCGATTGTTACTTGTGATTCAATTAACGCAGCAGCAAATACAGTTACCTTTTTTTCTAACGTTGCGTTCTTTTTCTCAGTTTCTTTAATTCGTTTAACTAAATCTTTGTTTTCAAACTCTTTATCGTTAAGTTTGAACTGTAAGGTACGCTTTTCGGCGACCAATTCATTCCTTTGGTTTCTATAATAACCAACTGTGTCAACTAATGCTAATCTTAGATTAGTTTCAGACTGTAAACTAATTTCTAACTTGTTTACTCTGTGAAAATAATATGCTCCTACGGCTATTAAAAGTACTACTAAGACATATGGAATTGCTACTTTGTAATTAATGTTTTTCATCGTTATTATATATAAGTATATAAATATAACGAAAAAAAACGATAAAAAAAAGGGGCGTACCCTTTTTTTATAATAGTGACTTTTTAACTACAACTTCGTCAATGATACCATAATTAACAGCTTCCTGTGCGCTCAACCAAAAATCCCTTTGAGCGTCTTGTTTAACTTGTTCGGCTGTTTTTCCACAATATCCACCCAACAATTCGAAAAGAAGATCATTGGTTTTATTCCATTCGGCCATAGAAATAGTCGCATCCTGAATATTTCCTTCGAAACCTCCACTTGATTGATGTAACATGGTTTTTGAAAAACGTAAAGAACTTCGTTTTCCTTTTGTTCCTGCTCCAAGTAATATTGAACCCATTGAAGCGGCCATTCCTGTGTTGATAGTCCTGATGTCGGAATGAATGTAATCCATAACATCTACCATTGATAACCCTGATTTAACACTACCACCGGGACTGTCGATGTGCATCGTAATGTCATTACTATCGACACTGTCCAAAAACATAAGTTGTGCCTGTACGATTGTTGACATGTAATCGTTAACCACACCGGCTACCCAAATAATCCGTTCCATCATTAAACGAGAAAAAACGTCCATTTGGGCAACGTTCATTTGTCGTTCTTCAAGGATGTAAGGAGTCAAACTTGATTCAAGCCCTTTGTTGTAACGATGTAAATTTAAACTACTTATGCCCCTATCTTTGGCATATAAACTAAAATCTTTAATTTCGTTCATAAATTTCTTTTTTAAATTATAAGACAAAGATAATGCTTTTTTTCGAATTACGAAATTTTTGTGGTAATAAAATCAATGGAAGATACATTATTTTCTTTCTTCAACATAATAATATTGTCAGACCAGTTCCTAATCAATGGGTTATGAGAAATTACTAAAATGTGGTCAAAATAATTTTTTATCTTTTTAAAGAATTCCCCAACCATTTCAAGGTTTTCATCAGCAATTTTACCGAAAACTTCATCCATTACAACCACGTTTGGTTTAGGTAATGATGAAATTTTAGTTAATACACTTCTTAAAGCTAATGAAGAAATTGTCTTTTCGTAACCTGAACCGGATTCCAACGATTTAGTAACCCTAGTTTCGGTATCAATCATAATAAATTCAACTTCATTTTTTTCATTTACATTTAACTCTAATATAAAATGACAACTATCCACTAACAAACGATACAATTCTTGATTTAATAACGGAATCATATCTTTCATTATTATTTTAGAAATACCATTTTTACCAAAAATATTTAGATAAATTTTGAAAATGTTTGCATATTCTTCTTCTGATTCAATTTTCTTAATCAATTCTTTATTAGAATTTATCTTTTCCTTCGAGTTTGTAATGTTGTTGACGTGTTTATTGATGTTGGTATCAGTTTGACGAATAAAACCGTTTAAAGTGTCAATTTTGGTCTTTAAAACAGATAATTTCGAATCAATTTGTGTGTTTTCTTCTAATTTCCTCTTATTTGAATCGTATTGTGTTAATTTCAATTCCTTAGAGACAATTTGTAATTGTTTTTGCTCAACATCCAATTCATATTTAGCTTTAATCAATTTGTTGTTCTCATAGGTATCGTATTCTTTTTTGATTTCAATAAATTTCTTTTCCTTTTCTTTGAATTCCTCTATTTTAGCCAAAATATCTAATTTTTCCTTACCTTTATAATCAATATCATTTTTCAATTTATTAATTTCTTCAGTATGGTCAACATCTTCTAACGACCTTTTACATGTTGGACAAATTGATCCTGTTTCTAATTGCTTCACCAATTTTTCTTGACTTATTATTTGGCTATCAATCATTTTTCCATCAACAACTAAATCATTGATTTGATTTTTTAACACATTATGTTCTTCTTCAACATAATATTTTGAAGGCTCAGTCACATTAGTATTTTCAAACAAATTTTTCGAAGTCATCTGTCTTAATTTTAACTCGGCAACTTCCCTTCTTAATGTTTCTGGATTTGTCTTAACCAAATCCATATCAACATCATTACTTTTTAAACGATTTAATTCATCCCTTTCTTCTCCAAGATGTTTAACTTCTTTTTCAGAATTTTCTAATTCATTTTTTAAACGTACTATTTCCTCATCAGACGTTTGGATGGATAAAGTGTATGTTTCATTGTCGATATTTAATTGTACTTTATTATATGTGTTACTAACAAGAGTTTTACTCCAATTAAGGTACATACTCTTTGCAATTTCTTCTTTAACCTTCAAATTTTCAAGTCCTAAAAATTTAGTAAGGGTTTGTCCCCTTGCCGTTGGTTTAGATTCTATCAATTCTTCTAAATTATTACCAGTCGAAAGAATTGTTGCTAAGAAATCTTCTTCAGATCCTATGGCTGACATGATGAACTTTTCGGTATCACGTTTTTGTTCCCCATTTTGGTTTCCCTTTTCAGGATCTTCAACTTTCATTCTATAATTCAAAACATTGGTTACTTTATATTCGCCACTTTTATTTAATTTTCTTGTGGCACTACGTTCAATAATATAATCATCCCCATCAATAACAATTTCTCCTTTTACGTAAACCGTATCTTCTTCAGTAAATTTGTTGAAGATATCAATGTTAAGTTTAGTTTTTGTGGTTGTACCGAAAAATAAAAATAACAGAAGGTCGATTGAAACTGTACTCTTACCCCCGAAATTCTTAGGTGTTGATTCGATAACTGTAATACCGTCTAAATCTTCAAAATCAATAACATTGTTCTGACCAAAGGAAAGAAAATTTGAAAATTCTATTTTCTTGATGAACCACTTATTGTATTTGACTTTGTTTGTGTTTACTTTGTCAATTTCTTCATTAACTTTATTATCCAACCTATCAATTTTACCCATGTCAAGTTCAAGTTCGTTTTGTTTAATGAACTCTTTTAATAACTTTTTCTGATATTGATAATCGGTAATGCTTTCCGAAACTTCTAATGATTTAAGCGTCGTGGAATTAGTACTAATCAATGATTTTGTTATAATTTTGATATTCTTACTATTATACTTGTTTTGAAAGTAAGTTCTAACACTTCTTATTCTTTCTTTAGTAAAATTCTGCGGTACGTCTTCCCATGTCACCTTAATAATCGGGTTATTGTATGTCATATTAAATATTTCCTTTAACTTTTGATGTACTTGTTCCTTTTTTTTTTAAGTTAGTCCTGATGCTAACTCTTGTAATCTTTTCTTTTGATATTCTTTTTTCTGTTTATCAATTTCAAAACGAATTCTTCTACATTCTATCTGATCGGGGCCCCAATATTTACCATTTAATTCCCAAATACCTGACGGTTGTAAATTAAAGGTAAATACATATTTTTCAGGAATACATATCCAATCTTCGGCTTCGTCATTATTGCTAACTTTTCTATTTAAAGCAAATAATCTTTTTTTGTCATCTAAAATAGTTTCAGCATCAACAATACACATCTGATCACCTTGTCTATTCAAACGAAAATAAAAATTTTTTTCCCATCCAATTGTTTTTTTACCCCAATATCTTTTAGCTCCAGGTTTTTCAGATAATTCCTGTAAATTCCAAAAATGCCATTTTCTGTCTTGGATGTTTAAAGTTCCCACGCCTAAACTAAAAATGTCTTTTTGTCCTCCGACCCATCTATCTCCGTCCCAACTTCCATCTTCTCCTTCAGCACCAATTGAAGGGTCGTCAATTAATACTAAATCGATACCTGTTTCAGTACCATTTTTAAATTTCAAATCGAATGCTTGTTCAAATACAGTAATACCTATACTTCTCATTAACGCATCATCATAAACACTTTTTACTTCACCATTTTCAATTCTAATAAATTTGAATGACATTTTAATTATTTTATCCTACTCTCCTCGAAGAACTCGATTATAGAGTTTATAGCCCATACGGCTCCTGCGGTGAACATTCCATCCACAAATACATTAATTGGGTAAAAGGTACTAAAATATACTGACGATATACTTCCTAATGTCAATGACATAATAAATCCTATCCAAGTACTAGTGCATAACGGACAACTAACTAGCTCACCGAAAAAATGTGAATGACTTTTTATCCACTCCCTCGATTTTTCAAATATTGACCCGTAAACAATAATTGTCATCATTCCATACGCAATAAATGACCAAAAAATTAACAAACTCATAATGTTTTTATTTTATCCAAATATATGTAAAAAAAGATAAATTACGAAATTTATTCGTCATATAAATTATTGTTTTTTATCTTTTCATTAGTTTTTTCTATCACCTCAGTTATTTTTTCTTTTGGTAATGGCGTAGATGTTGGAGTCGCAGTAAAAGAACCAAACGGACTATTACCATATTTTACCAAATTAAACCCTCTATTGAAAACATCCTTTGCATATTTTTCAATATCTTCTATTTTATTTAATGTACAATAATCAACAAAATCTTTATCCAAGATTAACGAGAATTTCTTTTCCATTGTCCAAATCTTTAATGTCTGTTATTAGGAAATGTAAAAATGGTTGATCATTCGGTAGATCATGGAACGTGTATTTATTTGATTCAACATCATATACACCATATCCATGATGTTTAATTGTTTCACCATGATCTTGCTGTATAAAACTTCCTACCATAAAACCCTTTGGAGTCCCTTGAATATCAAACGATTGTCTCTTATGAATATCTCCACATAGTAAAATATCTAAATTTAGAAAATTTAATCTATCGTAACCATCATCAAAAGTAAACCCCAAGTCAGTCGATACTCCCTGAACTTGTCCATGAAATAACCCAATATAAAGACTATCATCGGTATTATTGAATGTTGGCCTTTGATTGTGCTGATATAACGAATAAACAACCCATTTTATATTTTCATCAGGATATACACCCCAATCTTTATAAAACTTAATATTTGAGTTATTTAACATTTCAATAATTGGGGTAATACTATCCATCCTTTCGGGATTATTTTCCAAAAAATCGTGATTTCCGGGAATTATAACAACTATTCCAATTTTTGATAGTTCTGTCAGAAACCAAGCGATCAACAACATCTGTTCGTTAGATATATTAATTTTATTATGAACAAGGTCTCCAGTAATAACTATTCTGAGTTCATCTATTGATAAATCTTTAGTTACAAATCTTATTTCATTTAAAAATATTTGAAATTGGTTTTTATATAAATCATGTAATTGGAACGTTCTTACATGAATGTCACTTAAATGAATAATTTTTTTAATCATATTTTATTGCACTTTTTAAAATATTATCTTTATTTCTATCAGTATAATTGTTTTTTATTTTTCTTCTACAAACTTTACATTCGTTCCTATATCCATCTTTACTATCCTTTCTTTTATCAAATTCGTCAATTTCTCTTTTAATAAAGCATTTATTACAATTTTTTTCCATTGTACTAATAAATTAATGATTTATCGGATAACGTTCTCATAATTAAAACTTCTATATCTTGGATATCCTCAATGACGTTAGAGGTAACATAAAAACACATAAATCCGAATTTGATTTTTATTTGTTGTATTTCGAAAGTGGGGTCTATTGATATAAAATATTCCAAAATTTTATCAATAAGGTCATTCCATTTTGGATTGGTTGGCGTTCCAATTGAAAATCCGTAATGTCCTTTGGATATATATTCTCTGTATTTATTTATTAAGAACATATCATCCTTTTCAGATTTAAAGTTTTCCTTTATTTCAGGAACGTGGTCAATTAACTGATATATATTTTTAAACCCTTCAGGTAATTTAATTGGCTCTAAATTGTAAGAATCAATTATCTTTTTAACATCGTTTAAACAGTTCATTATTTAACGTAATTTGATAAATCCATCGTCATTAATGCGTTGTTAACATCATTTGGAACTTTATATTCAACAAATGTTTCGTCTTCTTTTAACAATACGATTACGCCACCTAAAAAATTAAGGTTGGCATATTTACTTCCCTTTAACATTTCCTTTAATAACCTTGCATATAAAGGTATTTGAAGGTAGTAGTGACCCAATGCATTATTTGGATGTTGCTGAAATGGTGGATACATTCCTTTGGTGAATGTATTAATTTCAAAATTTTTTGGTTGATTACTTTTCCAGTCGGAAATTACTAATCCAAAATCTGTTTTTAATTTATTAAACATCAACCAACCCTTATCTGGCTGACCTGTATACCCTAATTTCGGATCACCAAGAACTATTTCTGTATCAATAAGAACAGCACCTCTTTCTTCCATTAAATCGAGATATTCTTTTCCTGCAATTATCATCTTATCACTTTTAATTGTCTGTTCTTCATTGATAGTGTAAATAGGTTGTCTTACCTTCTTATAATCACCGTTTCTTGCAATTAAATCAACTTCTAATTCATAGTGAACCCGACTACCCATATTTGTTGAATAATCCCCTGCTTGTCTCCATTCTTCCAAAATTAATTTTTGTTGTGCCCGGTCACCCTTAGCCATTCTTAAAGAAATACCTTCGGCGTCAAACGGCTCGAAAAATTTCTTCATAACTTTAGATACGGACGGATAGTTTGACCTTATTTTGTTGGTCTTAGGGTCAAGCATATAATAAATGTGCTTAGCCTCAACGAAACTTAATCTTAATTCTTTTCTTCTTTGTTCTAGTAAATCATTAATTTCTTTAGAAACTTCTTTTAAATCTATATTCATAATTATTTTATTTTTTTCTTTTTTCTTTCTTCAAGTATTTCATCAATATCAAAGAAAGATTCTTCTTCAGATTCAAGATATATATCTTTGATATCTTCAACTGATTTATATATAAACATTTCATTTATAATTCCAACATCTTGTGCTAAAACTAAAAATGTTCCTAAATCAAACCAAAGTGGAATTTGAAATAGAATTTCATTATTTTGAAAACAAGCAATTTTTTGATCAAATATTGCTATTTTAAAATCCGTTCCTTTCATATTATTTTGCCCATGTCCGACAAAGAACCCATCTTTATCTTGTATAAAAGACACTGTTTTAAAAAATAAATTTAATTCATTATTTCTCATATCAATCTAATTTTTTTATTTCATAATTTGTTAAATTTCCGCATAAATCCGCAATATCTTTATCTACATCTAATTGAACTATCCATACTTTGTTAAATAACTTTCCGCAATTTAACCTATGATATAACTTAATAGCATTTTCATAGGCGTCCCCGTCCAATACTATAATTAATTCCTTTGCATGGTCATAAAGATAATTGAACAAAAAATCCCCCATATGCTTACCTAACATTGGAATTGAATTTGATAAAAATATGGAATCAAAAGCCCCCTCAACAATATAAATCGGTTTATTCCAATCTATTAAATTTTCATTAAAAATGATAATTTCTTTTTCAGCCTCAGGATTTTTATATTTCATCTTACTATATAACAAATACGATCTAGCTATGAAATAATTTAAATTACCTTCTTTATTATATGATGGAATAATGATTCTATTTTCATATTCTCCTTGATAACAGAAACCTATTTTATATTTTTGTATTTGTTCTTCAGTTATATTTCGTTTTCTAATGTAATTCCAAGCTTGCCTATATTGTGGAGTCATTTTTAATCCGGCAGACACAGTTTCAAATGGAATATAATCTTTAGGTAACATTACCCTTTTGTATTGTTTTTTTGGATTATCACCATCATCATCTGGCTTTAATATTTCATATCTTCTTAATTGTTTTTTGTTACCGTATTGTCTGATTAACTTCTTAATTGACCCATGAGTATTATGAGTATCGCAACAAACCCAACATTTTTGAACCCCTAATTTATAATTAACTTCTAGATTATATTTTCCATCTCCATCATCTAAACTTTTAATATCATATGAACAAACAGGACAGTTGAATGACATTTGACCACTATATTCATTATGATCTCTAGGCTCCCCCAAAATTTCAATTAAAATATCAATTATACCATTATAACTTTCGTCTTTCATATTAAAAATATAAGGATTTTTTTTTATAAAAAAAAATCCCCTAAGAATACACCATATCTTAGGGGATAATAAATAGAAAAATTTCTAATCGTCTTATTTATTCAAAATATACGAAAAAAAATCTATGTTATAAAAAAATTTATAGAATATTGTTTACTTTTGTCATATTAATGTAACCAATGACACAACATACACTATCACTCATATCAAATGATTCCTTTTTAATTTTTTTTGTTTTATCACGAGGCCAATCAATTTCAGGAAATAAGGTATTTACATGATCCCAAATAACTTGTTTTTTATCAATATCCTTTGGATATCCGCCAAACAGTACTTCTTTACCGTTTTTATTTTTACCAACCAAATCGGGAAAAGCATATCTTCTAGCATTATATGTGGAAATAAATGTTGGAACTACATCTAAAACGTCATAACAACATTTCAGAATTATTGAATTATATCTTAATAATGTTCCAATGGTGTAAGCATTATTGGAATTTAAAAGAGGTTCTTCAATAATTACTTTTATTATACCCATATCTTTGTAATTTTCAAGATGTTTTCGGAAAGCTTCGGCTTTTTTCAATAATTCCTCAATTTTATCTTCAGGTTGTGGTTTTATTTTCGGGGAAAAATGAGTTAATTCTAATAATTCAGAACCATTAATATCAAATAAAGCAAAGCCCGTACATTTCGTACTCACATCAAGTCCCAAAATTTTTGGACTATTTTTTAATTTATTTATTTTCATATTCATTATTTGGTAAAAATATACAAGCCAATATTATTTATTAATTAAAGATAAAGATTAAAAATCTAATTTTAAAGAGAAAACTTGAGTTCCTATCCTTTTTATTGGAATAGGCGTCTTTGCAATTACTAACACCTCTTTATTAGTATCCAATAATGCAATTTCCGTTATCCTTTTTTCGGCCGTTGGTACGTATGTAGGATTTTGTGTTTCAGTAAATTGAGTAGATGGTAAATTTACTAAGAAATTTAACGTTTCTATGTCTGATGATCTCACCAATCTGATACTACCAGGAAAAGTTTGTTCCTCCCCAAATTGTATATTGGATAATGAAGTATAATTTACTCCCATAATATCATCAAGATTGAACGGAATTCTGCCTGGCCCCTCATAATCTTCATACGTAATCGTAAATGTAGTTCCTGTTAATCCAGTTGGGTTAATATATGAAATCCCATCCCCTCCAACTCTATCTGTATAATCAATGTAACTCCACAATTCAGATGACGGTAAATCACCAGTATTAGTTATCTGTAATAAAATATAAAAATTTTGTACAGTAAATCCTGTTGTGAAATCTGTAAAGTCGTCACCTATAAAATGGAATTCATCACCATTAAATTTGAATCCAATATTTGATGGCGTGGATGTTGAATCAATTTTAGAATAATAGTTACATGGTAATCCGTTAATGGTATCGTTTTGATTTGATAACGCATATGTAAACCATAATGTTTGACCCGTAGTTTCAAATAATGCAGTGTTGGTGTCACTATTTATTAAACTAAGTTTTGGGGCCGGTAATGTGTATCTTCTATTACTTCTAAAATCAAGAATAGCAACTAATTCTTGGTCATCAAAAACAACTATTTTATTGTTTGGAAATACCTTTCCAACTCTATTACCTTCCAAGTCTAACAAATATCTAAACAAAAGTTTATACCTACTATTAATTGTTGAATTAACATAGTAATCTGTTGAATCCATAGTGAACAATGCTCCGATAGTTGAACCTGTATGTATATGCCTGTGGTAATGAACAAATGGAATATAAACTTCAAAATATTCGGCATCAGTTACCTCATTTTCATCAGCGTCCAAATAAATTGGGTTAGTAGTTAATGTACTGATATAATCGTCATATTTATAAAATCTTTCAGGATCATTGATTAAATCACCCAATTCAGAATAATGAATGATTGCAATTGACCTTTGTTCTTCAGGAGTAACATTTATAATTTCATCAAATGAATTTTTATATGATGTCGGGTAGGTTACTGTTCCTCCAGTTAAGTCGGTAAATGTTTGAGCCGAATTTGTACTATATCCTAAGTATTCTTTTGTTGATAAATGTTTATTACTTGTATATCCTGAAATACTATTTTCACTACCCGTATTATTTGTTCCTATTGGTCTTAAATTATCCCATACAACATCCAACGTCCAAGGATTATGTTGATGTAAATTGTCAATGGTTGGTTGTGGACATGTTGTTCCTGTAAGAGGATATTCTAATTCTGCATAGTTAGCCACTATTTGAAAATTATAATTATCAAATTGTGGAGAAGGGAATGTTGGTAACTCCCTATCAACTTCAATTGTGTTTCCAGTGATACCAATTATTTTATAAACTAAACTTGTTGAATTACCTGTTATTACCGGATTATTTATATCTTCTCCGCCAAACGTTGTAAATGCAATGGTTATGGTATCGGTTTCATTAAAACTATTACCGGATGTTACCGGAATTAAAGTTCCTCCTGTTATTGTTGTTAATGGATGTAACTCAGTATAAGTTTTAATAATAGATGTATCGGATTCTGTAACAAAACCTGCTGGCCCTATAACATTTCTAATAGATTCTGGGGAAAGATTATTATTTACAGGAACTCCATATGTTGTTCCACTTGTTGATGAATCAATTTTATATGGGTATTTTATTCCAGCTTCCCTGTCAAAAGGGGACATAACCATTTGATGATTTGTGTTTCCTGTTAATCCAGAAAAAATTAAATTATAATCATACTCTGAATCACCGATTTGAAAATAATTGATATTGAAACTACCTTTAGCTATAGCGTTCCTACCTTTTTGTGTTATTCTTGCTGATAAAAATTCTGAATTATTTATACTTAGAAAACTCATTTCTTTTATTTATTTTATATAAATAGTTGATTATGGTAAACCACCAATATTAAAATCAATCGTGTTTGTACACGAAGTCGTATTCGATTTTATTCTGATAATTGTTGCTCCATCTTGTACGTTTGTTAATGTGTATCCAGTAGACACTAAAATTGCTCTTGATATACCAGTTTGTAAAATAAAATTGTAATCAATATCAGATGAGAAACTGAAATTATCTGCATCTATTCCTGTTGAACCGTCTAATTTAATATATACATTCATTTATTTTTTAATTTGATGTCACGCTTATTGATGGATTAACACCATCATAAACAGGATTAACAATATATCCTGTTACATTAAAATTATTAATACTAGCTGATACTGTTCCTGTTGTATCTTTATCACCATCAATTGATGTCGAAAGACCCAATCTTAATAGTTGATTTGATGCTGTTAACGTATGATAGAATGTACCAGATTTTTCATTTGGAAAAGTCGTTAATAATGCGTCTTGATCAATATTTCCTATTCCAATTATGTTACCTGATGTTACTCCCTCAGATAATGAATAAATTGATCTTTGTTGTGAAGCATTTATAGCTTGATTATTAAGATCATACTGTATGGTTAATGTAATTGATTCATCTCCTTCGAGAGGAGTACTAAGAACTAAATTCCAATAAGTAGTTGAATATGGACTATCTTTAGTACCGCCATCTGAACTATCAGTATAGTCCCAAGTTAAATTTATTGTTTTAATGCCAGTTGGCGTTAATGTAGGAGTTAATGTCGGTGTTAATGTAGGAGTTGCCGTTGGATCAGGTAATGTACCATCTGTGGCAGTTAACGTAGGCGTGGATGTTAATGTTGGTGTAGAAGTAGGAGTGGATGTAGGCGTTGGCGTTTGGCCGATTGTAGGAGTGAGTGTTGGTGTTCTTGTTGGCGTAGGTGTTGGAGTTGATTCTGGACAATAATATGTAAAATATTCTTCATAATGCATATTAATGTTTTCTATAATAAACGGATTATCTGTCCTTCCTGTATTATATTCTTCAATTTTAAACCAGTATTGTTCACCATAATTTAAAGTAATTCCTGATATAAAAATATCAGTTGTTCCTCCAGAAAATACAGTATTAACATCTGGATAACGTGTAAATCCTGTATTTAAATTACCAACACTTTCTCCACTTTTATAAGATATGATAAAGTCATTTATTGATATTATGTTAGATATATTAATTTTTAAAAACCCCATAATTATAAATATACATATAAAAATTTAATTATTTTGAACATATGGTACGCCCGTTCGTACTGAATACTGATATTCCTAACCCGGCCCAAGATGTTCCATTACTTGAATACGCCAAAGTATTATCTCCAGTACCTGCGACAACAAACGTACTGCCATTATATGCAATTATCAGTAGTTCCATCACTATTTAATCTTATTATCCTATTTGGTGTTGTGAACACACCAACAGCCAATATCTTATTATCTGTCTGAATTCTAAGAGAAGAAACACTATTAGTAATTACTGTTCCAATTGTAAATCCAGTATCGATTGATCCATCACTATTTAACCTTATTATATAATTTGATGTTACACCTGAGTATGTTGTGAAGTTCCCTCCAACCAATATCTTACCATCAGACTGAACATATATAGAATATGTTGTTGAACTAAATCCTGTTCCAATTGTAAATCCAGTATCAATTGATCCATCACTATTTAACCTTATTATCCTATTTGATGTTACACCTGAATACGATGTAAAAGATCCTCCAACCAATATCTTACCATCAGACTGAACATATATAGAACGTGCGGCAGCATTAAATCCTGTTCCAATTGTAAATCCAGTATCGATTGATCCATCACTATTTAACCTTATTATATAATTTGATGTTACGCCAGAATATGTTATGAAGTTCCCTCCAATCAATATCTTACCATCTGGCTGAACATATATAGATAGTGTTGTTGAACTAAATCCTGTTCCAATTGTAAATCCAGTATCAATTGATCCATCACTATTTAACCTTATTATATAATTTGATGTTACACCTGAATACGATGTAAAAGATCCTCCAACCAATATCTTACCATCGGTTTGAACATCTATTGAATAAACAGTACTACTAAATCCGGTTCCAATATTAAAACATTGTGATATCATTGTAGGAGTAGGCGTAGATGTAAGAGTTGATGTTGGAGTACTAGTTTGAGTTGACGTAGGTGTTTGAGTTGACGTTGGAGTTGCTGTTAGGGTTAACGTTGGCGTTAATGTGGGAGTTTCAGTTAACGTAGGTGTGTTTGTTAAAGTGGGTGTTAACGTAGATGTAGCCGTTAAAGTTGGCGTGGGTGTAGGTGTAGGACAAGGTTGCAATATACTTCCATTATTTACATCATCATTATAATAGGACATAGCTCCTGTAGTTAGTGCGGCCCAAGTTGCGTTCGAGATTGGAGTATAAACTCCTCCATCATATCCAGTGATCCAATCTCCATTTTGGTATTTAGTCTCGTTTAGGCTGTCCGCTAACCATTCCTGTGTACCTATACAAATAGTCCTGTAAACTTTACCATTATTACCTATATAAGTTCCAGTTTGACCATCAGATAAGGTTGTAAAATCTTTGACAAGACGCAAACTCATACCTTGCTTATACGGATATCCAGCAAAATTAATAGCCGACGTAATAGAATTACTACCAGAAGTCCACCACGAAGTGGCCCCATGACTTGCATCATATGCTGTAGAATGCCATATTTGGAAATACTGTAACAAACTACCAAAGGTACCATCTGTAGCCCTTGTTCCAGCCCCTCTTGCATTAAATAAGGCTATGTTTGTCCCTGTATTTGGAGACTGCCAATGTAATGTTCCGGATTCTTTAGTTTTTTGTCCGGCAGTAGTAGACCCTAAATAAGCAACCATTGTCTGCAAATCGGCATAGGCAGAAATATGCCATCCTATATTTGCTATATTCCTAGAATCAAGAACTGCATAAAAATTATACAAAGCTCCGTATACAACAACTTCTTCAATACAAACTGATGTTGTGGGTGTTGATGTTAATGTAGGTGTTAATGTTGGCGTAGATGTAAGAGTTGATGTCGGTGTAGGAGTCGGAATATTATATACATATGTAATTTCGTTACTATATGATGTACCTTTAATGTTTGTGGCGTACGACCTTACATAATATGTTGTATTTCCAGATAATTGTGTTATGTTACCTGAAAAAATTCCTGTTCCGTTACCTGAATTAGTAAATGAGTCGGATAATGTCACTCCACTGTTTGTCCCCCAAACAAATCCTCTGTCTGTTACAACGGCACCACCATCATTTGTTACATTACCCGTTGCGGTGGCCATTGCCTCTGATACAAATGTTAGTGGTGAACTAATTGTTACTGTCGGTAAATTATATTCTGTTAAATCGCAATCAGTAAACGTACCGATTGCGTATGTGGTTTTATTTATGGGATTAGTTGAATTGATTGATGAAATTGTAATACCTGTAACATCTTCAGTTGATCCAACTTGTACATCAAACGGAATAAATGTTTTTGAATCTGAAGGTAAAGTATCACAAATATATGTCGCAGTTAATCCTGTATTACTATACACATTAACTGTTAAGTTAACTACATTATGTGTTGGCGTTTCTAATAAATCAGCGTCAACCCCAACAATATTAAATCCTCTAAGTGTTGATCCACTAACCATAAAATCACATACTTCTTCAGTATTCAATGTTATCGTTTGTGTTTTATTGTAATAGAACGGTAACGGTTCAATCCAGTCGATTAATGGCCTATACCAACCCGTATCGGCTTCAGTACTTTGTGATTCAGTTGTTCCCGTATATCTTTTAAAATCATCTAAACTTGTTAGATCATTAATAAACCCTTTAACCAGCATCGGATTAGTATACAAGGAATTTGGATTAAATAACCTATCCAATTCAATATTATCTGTATAATATTGTAAAAGTACATTATTTGAGCCTTTTAAAAACCAATTACTTGTATAATTTAAATTTGTTAATATAATTGGTTCTAAAGTAGTGGTAGTAGTACTTCCTGACGTGGACATGTAATAAATTCCATCGATAGCTCCATTAGTAGTATGATAAAATGTTCTATAATATGTTATACCTGTTATACCATAATAACCGTCTAATACTTTAGTACATCCACAAGGATCGTAATATATTGACATACCGACATCTGGATTAGTATTTATTCTTTTATCATAATAAAAGCTTGTTTGAGTTGGTGTGTTTTCTACCTTTAATTCATGTGTAAAATATGATGGTAACTCACCTAAGTCGGCGTCTGTTAATAATGTATTAAAATTTCCTTGACTTTGCGCATAAGATGCTGCAGCATTAAACTTAGGTGTAACTTTACTATTTGCGTCAGCAACACTAATACAACTCCATTCTAATCCAGCGTCAAACTCAATTAAATATGAATTACAAACCTCCAAATCACAACAAGTTTTTCCTGTTACGTATTGCGACATATAACTACTATAATATACATTATCCCCACCACAATAAGGTGACGGTTTACCCGATTCATATAATAAAACAATTAGCTTTTGAAAATTTGTCACTAACGTTGGGTTATCGGCTTGTAATGAATATAATGTTCCATATTTAGTTGGGTTTGTTGAAATAGTTGTGTAACATGAAGATAATTCTTTCGATGTTATAGTTTTACCTGTTCCAATACCTGTTTGTTCAAAGAAATAAACTCCATCACAATAATACCCATTATTTTGAACAGTTAAATCTTCATCCCTATATAATTTACTTGTTAATTCGATATACGGTGTATCGGTAAAATGATGTAAAAATAATTTACAGTCTTCCCTATAAACAGTTGTTTTAGTTCTAAGTATACCCCATAATAATGCAAGTAATGCAACAACTAAAAAAGCAATTTGACCCCATACTGGAATTCCTTGTGCGGCGGTAATTGCTGCGCCAATCCATGTATCGGATAATATACCTATTAAATAGTCCAATAATAAACCCGCAGCTGCATTAATTGCAGTACCCTCAGCCAGTGCTATTACTGCTCCTAATCCTAAAGCACCACCTGCAACGGCAGACCAAATATTTGGGTCCCAAGTTGTATTGTAACCAACAATAACCCCTTGCGTCACTTTCTCTAACGCATGAAGTGCGCCAGTTATCGGATTATGTTGTTTTGTTCCAAAATCATATGTAGTAAACACGCTATCATTTGATTGTTGTTTATTTGTAGAATTATATCCTAAATAATATCTATATTGTGATGGTTGTATTAATGAAGATGCGGATAATATGTTCGTTATTTGTCCAACTCTACTCATTGATGGAACAACACACGCTTCTGACGTTTGATTGGTTAAATTGAATGTATTTCCTATTATTGTTTGCTCAGTTGTTTTAGGCTTACCGAATATTTTTTTCTTAACCGTATATTGTTTTTTAGTACCATATGATCTATCGATTTCATCACCGACTTGATAAACATTTGCCCCGTATCCATAAAAATATGGCAAAGCTGGATGACTAAATGTATTAGTACAATAAACTTTAGTACCAGGTGTCCACGATCCTATTGGAACTCGTGAATATAAAATAGTTGTAAGTTTTGATAAATCACTTTTAGCATCATAAGGTGAATATGTGTGTAATCCAGTTGTGTATGTATAAATTGGGTCTTGGCAAGAGCAATTTATAGTAAAACTAGTTCCTGAAGGTTTTGTATTGTATTTTCCAAGTGCAACTGATACATTTAATTCGGCTGATTTTAATGAAGTATTTGAATTAATAATAACATAATAAGTAGTGGTGCCACCTGTTCCGTTTTGATAAAAAATATTTTCAATTTTGGCTATTTCATTACTAACCATATAAATTCCATCAATGTTTTTTGATACCGACACATCCCCGCCATTTGGATCAGAAAAATATACCGATCCATAATCTATTGATCCAGTAAAACTTATTGTTACGGTTGCAATTCCATAATCGGCATTAGTAAATTTCAATGCTTTGGATTTATTAGCAAATCTAAGATTTGTGGCATATTGTCCTACTGAACCATAACTAGGTTTAGTTGAATTATAATCAGTACTATTTAAATTTATCGTTACACTTGACATATATATTAAATATAGTTAAAAAAATTATATAATTAAATACAACAGTATAGTAAATCGGGATCACAAAATCCTTTTTCCGTTACAAGACCATTAACAATTGTATATATAGGTGGGAAATTCAAAACAGTAACAATAATTGAACCTCGATAACTTGCTGTAATTTCCGATAATTTATAAAAACCATCTGGTAATTCAATTGTTAAGTCAAAATCACTATACCATGTAATATTTTCAAACCCATTCGCTATCATATCTAAATAATCAAAATAAACATCTACTGATTCGTTACAAGAAGTACATATTTCATCAAGAATAGTTGACGGAGGATAATAACAGAATCTTTTAATTGCGACCGCATTTTGTCTTATAACAAAATAATATGTTTTTCCACAACTTAGCGGTATGTTAAATGTTGAACCTGTAGATAATAAATTATTACCATAACTATCTTCAGACCATCCAACTATTACCGTTCCGTTAGTCGTAGTACCAGTTATATTTAATAACGTTCCTTCTATTCCTGAAATTAAATATATTTCATCGCCATTATTTTCTATATAACCGCTGGCGCCAGATGTCAGTTTACTTACTATAAATGTTGTTGTACATTGAGATGGTTCAGGTGAGCATTGAGCAACATCACCTATACTTGTAGGTGGATAATTTGGATCTAAATCTCTGTCAATATCTAAGCCTGATTCAAGGCTTTGAACATATTGTTTAAAATCTTCTAATCTTGTTAAGTAATCTTCATATGACAACTCTTCAAATGTAGTTCCAGTTAATGTTGGGTAAATAACACCATCCCAAGTAAATGTAGTTGTTCCTGAATAAACTTTTGGGTATCCACTTACTATATCACCATTTGACTTTTTGGTAATTGTAACTGTTAATGATCTTTTTTTTCCTGTTTTAAAATATGCCATAATCTTTATTTTTAATAACTAACGAATACCGTTGCCGATTTATATCTTGATCCGTTAAGATAGAACACATAATAATATGTTCCTACTGGAACCAATGATCCTGTATTATTTACTTTACCGTTCCACCAATTAAGATGATAAGATGTTGAATGGAATACTTGTTCGCCAGGTTGGTTGAATATAAACATTTCATTGTTATTATTACAATAACTACTTAAGCCATAAACCATCCAAGTATCGTGAATGTTATCACCATTTGGTGAAAATGCTTCTGGAATAAATATTGTTGCTGCCGGCGTAGTAAAGGTCATAATATTTGAAACTATTGTATCATACGATGCGGTAATTGCATATGCTCTAACATAATACTTAGTGTTACATGCTAAATCATTTATTTTACTATTATATTTACCAGGACCCGAACCATCGGTTGTTACTCTATCACTTTCAGTTGGCGGATTATTTGTTCCAAGATAAATACCTCTTGATAATATTTCAGTTGGGTCGCCATTATATGTTATTTCACTTACTGATTCCATATAATTATATCCACTATTTGTTACTGAATTCAAAACAATCGTTGGTGGATCATCCGCTATATCTGTAGTTTCACATGTAAGACTATCGAGGGCAAATGCCGCCAAAAATTCTATTACTGCTGTGGCTGAAGGTGTAAGGGTAGGTGTAAGGGTAGGCGTTAACGTTGGTGTTTGAGTACTTGTTCTTGTTGGCGTGGGTGTTGGCGTTCCAGTTCTTGTTGGGGTATATGTTTGAGTTGGTGTTAAAGTAGGTGTTAGGGTTGGTGTTAAAGTAGGTGTTGTGGTAGATGTGTTTGTCGCGGTAATTGTTAGTGTGGGGGTAGATGTTAAAGTAGGCGTTAGAGTTGGCGTAGTCGTTGGTGTTGATGTAGGCGTAGGTGTTAATCCTTCTGTAATAGTTTGTGTTGGCGTTGATGTTAAGGTTGATGTTAAGGTTTGCGTTAACGTTGGAGTTTGTGTTGCTGTTAATGTTGGCGTAGGGGTAGGAGTACTAGTTACAGTAGGTGTATTTGTTGGCGTTAATGTTGACGTATTTGTTGATGTTAAAGTTGGCGTCATAGTTGGCGTCATAGTTGGTGTAGATGTTGACGTCAATGTTGGTGTAGATGTTGGCGTTTCAGTTAAAGTCGGCGTAATTGTAGGAGTTGAAGTTGGTGTGGGTGTTAGTCCACCTGTAATTGTTTGTGTGAGCGTTGAAGTTAATGTAGCCGTTAATGTTGGAGTAGATGTAAGAGTTAACGTGGGCGTTAATGTTGGAGTATGAGTGGCAGTTAACGTTGAAGTACTTGTCCTGGTTGGCGTAGATGTGTGAGTGGGTGTTCTCGTACTTGTTTGTGTATGGGTTTGTGTAAGGGTTTGTGTCAATGTTGGAGTTAGTGTTGGCGTTGGCGTTAATGTTGGCGTAGGTGTAGATGTTAGAGTAGGTGTAGATGTTAGAGTTGGCGTAGATGTTAGAGTTGGAGTTGGGGTCGACGTTAAAGTTGACGTAAGTGTATTTGTTGGGGTTGGCGTTGATGTTAAGGTTGATGTTAAGGTTTGTGTTAATGTTGGAGTTTGTGTTGCTGTTAATGTTGGCGTAGGGGTAGGAGTACTAGTTACAGTAGGCGTATTTGTTGGCGTTAATGTTGGGGTAAGTGTAAGTGTATTTGTTAATGTTGGAGTCTGAGTTTGTGTTGGTACTGGTGCTGCAGTTGTACATGGTCCAGTTGGGCAACTTAATTTAAATTTCCAAATTGATCCAATTGGTACCTCTGGTAATACTTCCACAAACACATATGTATATCCACTTGTTTTACAGAATTGTGTAGTTCCACTATCTCCAACAAATCCAGTGCTAGTTAAATAATTACCATTTTCATCTGTTATAATAAAATTATCTTTAATAATAACAGGTTCATAATCAAATGTCACCATACCCTCTTCAGGGCCTAAAATAACAATTACTTTACCGTAATTTTCACCTTCAATCCATGTTGGTATTTCGGTGTCACAGGTATAGACAGGGGCGCCAGTTACCGTTGGCGTTAAAGTAGGTGTATATGTTTGAGTTGGAGTTAAAGTCGGAGTATTTGTTGGCGTCAATGTAGGGGTAGACGTTGGTGTTAATGTTGTTGTTGATGTTGTCGTTGGAGTCGGAGTTGCTGTTTCTGTTGGTTGTGGTGTAATTGTAGGTGTGGATGTTGTGGTTATAGTTGGGGTAGGTGTTGGCGTTGGGTTCATAAATTCTGCATAACCATCTATTAAACAGTTTACAATATGTGTAGGAGTTAACGTTGGTGTTGTTGTATATGTTGGTGTCAATGTAGGGGTGGAAGTTGGGGTTGATGTTGGTGTTGGGGTTGATGTTGGCGTTAATGTTGGAGTGTGAGTCGGTGTAGGAGTTGGGACATTATCGACCCATAGTGCAAATCCGACAATATCACAATTTACAATAGGTGTACCTGTACATGGAATTATATAATTTCTATCAGGATCAGTAACAACACAAGAACCGTTATCATATGTTTGTGATAACTCTTCGTCCATTGTAGTAAATGGTACATAATTATGTCCAATCATTACTGTTGTACCTGTTATCATTCCGTTAAATACGGTTAAAAATTCTAAACCTGAATCGTCGGTTACATTAATATTATAATAAAGTTCTGAATCACAATAATCTAATTCCAAAGTGAGAATTTCAATCATCTTACCATCCGAACCAATTAAATAATCCCCATTATTAATATTACTCTCACCACAACATGAATTATCGGTTGTACCTGTTGTTCTAATTTTTAAATATTCTGGAAATCTATAATCAAAGAAATAACTACCATTATCGGAAACATTACCATCTATATCTACATATTGTTTAGTATAAACAAACATTTTACTAGTTGGTAGAACTTCAATATTTCCGTTAATTATATATTTTTTGTTTGAAGCTAAACAATCTATGTCTGAAATTGTTTTCGGTACATATTGTCTTATAAACGATAAATCGTTATTTGTAATTCCATCTTTTAATAGTTGGTTACTAATGTAATTACTATTATAGTCATACATAAGAATAACATCACCCACAACTAATTGATCTACCATCTTTGATGTAATAGTCATTCCACTCACTAAAACATATGAGTCGTTTTTTAAACCGTAATCATAAGATTGCCTATATTGTACTTTAGGTACTATAACATATTCATCACTATTTATCCAATTTATACCTAATCCTTCAACTTTTATCTTTAAATCACAATTGGTTATATCGGTAAATAATAAATCAATTTTATCATTTTCATTTACGTCTCTTAAAACAAACGTACAACCATAATAATCCAACGTTTTACCTGAAACGGTTGTAGGATTTGGTGTTGGGTTACAAGTTCCAAAGATAGTAATTGGTCCAACTCCGTTAAAATTGAAATAGATATCATTATTTAATAAACATAATGTACTACCTGTTCCACCCGAATAATGACTACCTTCAGATTGAATAGTAGCGTCAATTGAACACACATTTTTAATTGTATCGAATTCACTAGTAAATCTATAATCAAAATATTCTAAAACAGAACATTCGTTAGTACTATATTTGATAGAAGTAAATTTAATTTTTTCTATACCGTTAATATCAGTATAGAATTCATAGTTTAATTTAGGAATTCCAGTTGGTGTTAATGTTGTTGGGCCGATACCCGATGCATTTAAAAATGGTTGATAATTATAATACCCAGCAGTATAACCCGTTGTAATATTATTAATATAATCAATTAAATCTATTAATTTTTGTTTCCATTGTAATTTGATTAAATCATAATCGATATCCAAAGTAAGTTTATAATCACACACTAATGGAAGATTATCTTGATTGACTGGATTACAAGTATTTAACGAAAATCCATTGAATAGATCACCGCTTGTAATATTTATTTTAAAATTATCTGTATCACCGCTTTTAGGATAAATTTCACCATCAATTTCAATAACAGGATAAAAGCTCACTCCAGTTAATTGAGATAATCCCCTAAAATTATTAATATCCCCAACTAAATTTTCAATATCTTCTTCAATTGTTGTTTGAAAATCCGGATAAACATCTTCATTAAATTCTTTTGGTTGACAACCTAAACGATATTGATATTTTGGTCTTCCAAATCTATTATTTTCGATAAGATTACCACCCGTCCATAAAGTACTTGATGGAATAATTTGATCTAATAATTTTGACCAATTTGTCCCCATTAAATTAACAAACTCATTAAGATCGCCTAAGTAATATGGTGTAAATCCTGTACTATTGATATAATCCCTATAAATGTCTTCTAATTTGATGTAATTCTTTGTGTATTTTATCGTATTAGAATTTGTAATTTGTTCATGTAAAATTCTGTCGGCATATTCAGCAAATGTTACACCTGTTTGTGGTAATAAAGTTGCTGATCCAAAGGATATCGATAAATCTCTAGATTTTCTATATATATCATAATCAACAGCATTTGCCGATGTAATATACACACTAATATTTTTTCTATTAAACATATCGTTAGGAATAATATCACTAACGATACCTTTAATATTATCAACCGATGATTCAATTTCATAACCCGTATCTAACCCAGGTAAAGTCCTATACGCGTCAAAATAATCTTCACCAAATGTAAAATCACTTGATTTAGTTTTTAACGTTTTAGTTCTACCAGTAAGAACCGAATTTTCTTCGTCAAGAATATCACTTGAACGATGGCCTAATGTTGATTCATACCATCCAGCTCCTTTTTGGAAGAACATTTCATATGTGTTACTATAAAATGACCTTGGCGTGTTTGTATATTCAATAACAGGGTATTCTTCCCTTGTTAAATTTATTGAAGTGGTTGTTGTTACCGTGCTATATGTGTATCCTGTTGGGTTGAACTCCGCTATTGTGGTTGATTTAGTTCCCGCAATAACATCATAAATGTCTTTTTCAAGATTATATGATTTTGGGTACGATTTAATTTTATATGTATACTCATTAAACTTTATCATCGGTTCTGGTGCACCAATGAAACGTAAAAAAAATTCGATTGATTGACGAGTACCTTTTGATTTATACAGATAAGCCAAATTTACTAATAATCTTCTGTAAAACTCATATTCGCCATCAATTATATTACTACCAATCGATAATCCTGAGAAGGTATTATCCTGTTTTTTATATAGTAAATCGTCAATAGTTGTGTTTTCAGTTAGATTAATAGTTTCAAAACCTAATGTTGTTGAAAGATTTTTCAATAAAATATCTGGTAAATTTTCAATACCGTCATAACTAACATTACGCATAAACGCAATATTATCAATATATTTTTTTACCCTATCAAAACTTTGACCATATAATTGAAAAACAGCTTGAGCTTTTTGATCATCACTATCAAATTCAAATAATTGGGGTGCAGTCATAAACCTAACGAATAAGTTAGATTTATAATCATCAATTTCATCAGCAATACTACCGATTTTATCAACATAATTGATATAGTCGATACCATGTATTTTTATGTTCCAATTATCTTTTGCAACAGGCCAATTAACCCTGACTTCAACTAAATTTGTTTTAGATTGGTCAAAACTATCTTGTGGAATTCTAAATGTTGCATTGTATATAGGATTTGTATCCCTATTTAATATTACCTGTTCTAAGTCATCTAAACCTTTGAAAAATCCTTCTGAAATTCCGTTATTAGGTCTAATAAGATAACTTTCAGTATATGTTGTATTTGATTGAAAAGGATTACCCTTAACTTTTAATTTAATTAGGTTTGAACTGGTAGGTTCAGTATATTCTAAAACGTCATATGTACTACCTGTGATTTCTATAACATATTTTGTATATGAAGAATAGAAATTTCTAATTGGATTATCCGAATTTATATCCGGATTACCTGAAGGTGTTGTTAATAAAATTCCGAATGGGTTATAAAGAATTGACGACTCTAAATAAAATTCAGTTGTATTTGATTCAATATCATATGTAATTCCTGACGCAGTGTAGATGTTTGTTCTAACTGACGTTTCCGAGTCGGCAAGTACCGCAGCAGGGAATTTGGTAATGATTCGATTAATTGATACATTGATTCTACTTTTTAATGAACCAAATATCGATTTACTTCCGTTATCCTTGGATTGTTTGAATTTGATTTTATTGTCATCTTGTTCGTTGTCAGTCGTACTAACAGCATCACTTTCAAGTTTTAAATCATCGAGCGTTAAAAATTCCGAGAAAGCTGCAGACCTAAAATTCTTGCTATCTTTTTCAGGGAAAACCCTATCTAATTCAAAATTCGTGTTGGTTAACTCACTAGTACCGTCCGTTACTTGTCTACCAACTAAACTGTCGCTGAAAGTATCTGCACCACTAGCCGCTTGACTTGGAACTTTTTTTCTTACTACCATGATTAATAAAACTTATTTATAAATATATTCATTTTATTTTTATAAAGGTGACACCTTTATTGGGTTAACCACGAACCCTCTATTGAGTATTATTGGTTTTAACCAATCGTCCCCAATTTCTTTTCTTAATATATTAATACTTCCATTAATATCCGCATTAAGTAACGTTCCATCACAAGTTTTATATAACCCTCTTTTAATTCTTTTTCCCGAAAAAATATGATCTTCTTTTGAATCAAAATTTGGAATAAAATCCATATCCAATGAACTTGCTTTTGATGTATAACTTTCTTCTCTTAATAAAAAGTTTATTCCTTCCTTAATACACTTATAACTTAGATACGACTCAAACTTATTAAACGGAATCTGAACAAAATTCTGATTGTTCTTCTTACCCAATTTAACTTCCTGTTTCCAGCCTATATTTTTACCTAAGACCAAATTATCAATTTGGTTTTCTTTACAATAATTAATGATTAATTTACTGGACTTATGTAAATAATCATTAATTTTATTATTCCTTTTATTTGTTAATTTTGTGATTCTTTTACTACATTTCTTTTTATTATTTAATTCTAATTTACTCTGATAATATGACTTCTTTTTATTATAATATTGATTTATTGATTTTAACGGTTTACCGTTTATAATAAACGGTATATCATCTTTCGTTGTTATACATGAAGCTAAATTATTAATTCCTAAATCTATGGACAAATATTCATTATTTTTATTTAAATTAATTTTTTCTTGGAAATTATAAACAATTTCAATTACGTATAAATCGTTTTTAGGTATAACACGTACTTGTTGTATTTTACTGTCTTTGGATAATTTTGTTGATAATGGCGAAATACCTGATTTTTTTGGAAAGAAAATTTTATTATCTTTAAATCTAAATTGAACTGACGTAAAAACAACTATATTTCTTCCTTTTGTTTTATGTTTATAAAAAGGAAATTTCGGACAACCACTAAAAGATGTTTTAGATTTTTTAAATGATTTTAAACCCTTAAAATAGGATTTAAGGTTTGAATCAAGTAGCATTAGAATTTGTTGCGAAGAATTGTTAGGTAAAGAAATATAATCTTTTTGATCCGATGTTCTAAATTCTTTTTCTAATTCATTATATCTTAACCATTTTCCGTTAGAATCGAAATCGTTTTTTATTCTGTATAACGCCGAATTATATAAGTTTTTTGATAAAAAACAGATGTTATCTAAAGATTTAAATCTATTACTGGTTTTATGGAAAATATGTTGTTCAACTAACTTCATATTTATAAATATCTAAATAATATAGAAAAGTTATAATTTCTATATTATTTTTAATAATTATTGTGTTATTTCAGTAAAGTTTAACGATTCATCAATATCATTTCTTTCTTCTCTAATTTCGAATAAAGTTTCATTAAGTTCATCTTTAATTTCGTATAGATTGTATTGTTTATAGATATTGTTATTGTTATCGTAGATAGTATAAATACCAGATGAAATCGCTTTACTTTGGTTACCATATAATGCGTGACCTAATGTTGTTGCGTCATGTTCTACCATTTCAATTTCTACGGTAACAGGATTAAAATACGTGTTACTGAATATGATTTTTTGATTTGGTTGGCCGATAGACGGAACGGTGTTAGGTTTACTAGACGGTGCTGACGATGGTGTTAATGTTAAGAACATTAAATTTGTAGTATTGTTAGTATATTGATATCTAATGGACTTTTGTGTTGTACTCGTTGAATTTGTCATAATTGGAGTACAATAAAATGACGATGTAACGATTCTAAAGAAATTAGGTATCTTTGTACCATCATCGTTAAGATATTCGATTCTATATCCCACTAAACCCTGTGGAACGAATTTATTACGGTCATCATTCAACGTTGTTTGTGATAAATCGATAACCAACCCTCTTACTGAAGGTAGCGAAGCCAAAATACCACAATCGGTAATTTGAGCCCTGATTTGTTTTGGTCTAATATGTAATGTGTAAATTCCTAAGTCAGAAAAATCATCAGAAGTTAATTTTAAATTATATAAACCACCAATAAGTTCGTTAGTTGGCAATTCTGCATTTTCAGTCATATCACCGTAAAAAATAGGTGTTAACACATCTTCTGATGATAACTTCTTGAACCTTAATGATGTGGTTAATGCAGACGCTGTTCTTCCAGATGTAAAATAGTAAAATATTTCACAATCTGCTGGTGATACGTCCGCTGGTCTAATATTGCCATAACTGCCCTGTGCCATTTTATTGTATTTTTAATAATTCTTCTTTATTTATTGAGCATTTTGTTCTCTTTTTTATATTTTCTTTGATCATACTTAATAAATACATTTGTTATTGTTTTCTTATATTAAAATATCCGTTTCCGTATATTTCTAATTCACCAATATTGTCAATTTCACTTAATCTTAAATTTCTTTCCATAACCCCTTGTTTACCCCTTTCAACAAATATGTCAGAATAAACCGTTGGCTCATCTATGAACCCTATAAAGTGTTCATTTCTTGTTAAACATAGATTAGGAATTTCTTCTTTTATAACACCTATCGTTGAACCTGTTATCATTGTGTAACCATCAGCATAGTCCCTATAATAAAAATCATCAATAGTGTATCCACTCCATGATAAACCTTCAGTCGTTCCCGTTGTTATTCCTGTTGGCGAAGTTTGTCCGTATAATATTTTTTGGTCAATTTTACTTCCACCTATTGCGACATAAGTAAAAGTAGTTCCCGAAGTTTGTCCTGTGCTAAGGTCTAAATCGTTTAAATAATCCTGTTCAAATGTACCACCTGTAATAGTGTAACCCGTAAACGTTCCAAATTCATTATCAACAATAGTTGGGTCTATAAATGGTACTATAATTGTTTTAGTTAATTTTTGTGTTGTCCAAGGTGATTCCAAATATATAGAAACTTCGTATGTTCCTCCAGTAATGGGATATGGGTGTGATATTTGTGAAAACATTGTTGAACCAATTGTTCCCGTAGTTCCATCACCCCAATTTATCGTAAAATTTTGGTCAACTATCTTTCTTAATTTATCCGGATTAACAGCATTTGATACGGTAACAGTAGTTGACCCTGTGGCGCCACTATATGTAAAGTTGCATAGTTGTTCTACTTGTTCTATTTGACCGTCCCATCCAACTAAAACCCCTAAATCTTTTATTGTGTTTTCCAAATAAATCGGAATTACAAAATCTTCATATGCTTCACTCTTAGTGATTCCCGTCCATGTTGAACCCAACCATTTATAATATCCGGTAGCCGTACTACCAGTTACATTATAAACAATATCGTTTATATTTGGGGCAGTAGTTGTTCCCGACCAAGGAAAAAGGTCATGATTATAATCATACCAATTTTGACTAGTTAATGAAACTAATTCAACATTAGGAATGTTTTTTTGTAATATTTCGTATTTGTTCTTTTCCATTTTAAAATCTTTCTACCCTATAAGAATAATCGGTTCTATCTATAATCACCTTATAATATAAATCTTCAGTTTCATTAACTTCAGAGCCAGAAATTCCTTTTTCATAAAATAAAATAGGTTTTCCGCTCATTCCAACCCTTTCATTGACAGGTGTTGGTAGATTTACGTTTTTATTAACGAAATCAATTATACTTCCGTCATCCGCATTATAGAATTTAGCTGTCATCCAAAATGTCGTACCTGTTAATTCAGTTTCATCAAGTGCAGTGTCGTCTTTAAACCAAAATTGATACATATTTTCTTTATTTCTAAAGTTTGAACCCATAAAAACAGGAATATATATATTATCATTAATTGTTGTATCAAAATACTTTTCACCTAATGGAAGGGTTAAATTTCTTGTCATGACCAATCTTCTATTTGTTCTATTTGGCAAATCCCCATTTGGGGTTTTATAGAATTCTAATCTGAAGAAACTTTCAGTTGATTGTTTTAACATTTTAGCGTTTTCACTAAGAGAAATTCCCACAGTTTCATAGTTTTGTGTATATCCAGTTCCACCTGTTAAAAAATAAAAATAGTACCATATATCACATTGTTTTTCACTATTGTACAATGGGATAGGATATTCTTTATGAATAAACCTAACGGTTTCATAGTTTTCAACAGGGTTAATAACTTTCTTCAGAGCTTCGTCTTCGTAGTCTGCAAAATTTTCTTCCCAACCTAAATCAATACTAAAATCAAGTATAGGGTTTATGATTATTTTTTTATCTTCGTTACTTCTTAAAATTTCCATTAACAAATTTTTAATCTACGATTATTGAAGTTCGTTATTCCATCTTTCTTGTTGGTGAAATATCTTTCGTTCCTGAAATAGAAATTTATGTCGTTTTTAACATAGTGTGTGTTGTTTGTAAAGGGATAATTCGTTCCAAAACCATCAGGGTCAACATAACCATGATCGTATAAATCTCTCCATTTCCAAACCTTTTCTAATTCATTGTATTTTGTGTTTTCAGGTAAATTATAAACGTTATCCGTATCCGATGTTTCAATATAAGGAGAAAGTTGTCTTAATTTAACCCTATAATGTGTTTGGTAATAAAACCCGAATGGATTTGTTGGCGTTGCACCTGTAAACATATTAACATTACCAGTTTGACCATGATTGAAAACATCAGGTCTTAAAGTTATTTTATGAAACGATTCTGAAATAATTCTTTCTTTCATTTCACTTTCATTATATTCTACAAATGCTCCAACTAACGTTGTTCCTGTATTCAATTCCGTTCCACCCGTAAAAGTATATCCAGTTGTATTGGTTGTTATTACTTGTTTTCCAATTGTTGTTTCTTCAGATGATGAGCCGTTAAAATGTTCGTCCATCCATGTGTTATGAAAATTAAATTTATAACCGACTTTTGGTGGATAATTGAAGTATCCGTTTCCGTTTCTATTGATAACTGTTACATAAACCTCTGTTGGGGTGTATCCTAAATTATTAAGAATGTCTTTTAGAACAAATGGTTCTTTGAAATCATATAATAATGATTCCATTCTGTTTCTTTCAACTAAAACATCAGTTTCACTCAAAGCATTTTCAAATAATATCTTTCTTTCTTCTTCCCAAATTGATTTTTCAAACCCTGCATTGTCAATTATATAGTCGGCAACGTCACTTATTGTTTTATGTTTATGAACATAATATTTCGATGAAGTACCACTAATATTTTTAGGGTCTAAACATCTTTTACCTATCACAATTGTTGACGTTATTGTGTAAACATTTGGAATTTCAAGTACATATTTTTCAGAATTATGTGTTTCATCCCCAACGGTTAAAATATTGAATGTCCTACCCGATTCTAACCCTGATAATGTATCACCTGACAATACAATGTATTCACCAACACTCATCCCATGTTCAACAGGTGAAGTTAGTTTATAAGTCTTTCCTGTTTGCTCAATCCTAAATGGTATTCCTGTTCCTGAAACGAAGTTACATTTTGTTCCACCTGTTAAAGTGTATGTCATTGGGTAATTTTCGTCTTGGCCGTAAACATAACTAAGGTATAAGTTCCAATTTTTATATGGCGCAGTAAAATTAGTAGTCACAGTATGTCCAGTGTATTCTGTTCCTTTCAACATTGTGTCAATTGGGATTATCGGAACAATTGAACTATGTGTTATATTGTTAACTTCATGTAATGTGTCGTTTCTAATAAAACCATACTCATTATAAGATAAAAACCCCTCATTTAAACTACTATTTTCATCTGATACATATAAATGACGAACCAATGGCGAATAAGTTGTTGTTCCTGAATACATATTTCGGTAAATCATCCTTATTTTACCATAAATCTTATAGTTGTTACTATTATTTCTTTCATCATCAAATAAATCACTAATATTTAATATAATATCTCTATCACCTTCCCTTAATAGTTTATCTTTTGTATCTAAATTTAAAGAAATATTTAAATCTTCTTCTTCTGATTTAAAAAATTTTTTCGTTGGCAATAATATTTTCTTCTTTTTCATTATTCAATAGTTGTGAAGTCGTTTTTATCTCCAAAATGTTTTATAAATTTATCTAACCCAGTTTTTCCCGATTTTAAACCAAAATAAAACATAAATGGCGTTGACAATATTTGTCTATTTCCGTAATAATAATCTTGAGTTGGTCTAATTACAAAATCATTTAAATATGTCCAACTTGTTTGAACCCAACCTGTCACATCGCCAACACGAGTATATAACCTACCTGCCATTGGATTTTCTGTTGTTCCACTAGTGACTTCTAAGACTGTGAATCCGGGATATTTGTTATCATATAGAAAATGAGTTCCAATTCCTGAATCAATTATATCAAAATCAACATCATTAGTTGTATTACCTGTCGTTGGTATAGTTAATCCATTAAAATTATATGTTATTGGTAATAAAAGATATTTATCATTGTTATTATATAAATAATGGTATGTCATTCCCTGTAATGGTTGAACTTGTGGAACAGAATATGACCATGATTGATCGTCAAATGTATCAGTCGTATATTCACCAAATCCAGTTCCTTTCTTATCCCATAAAAAAAATGGAACCCTTTGTGATGACTCATTAAGCCTTCCAGGTTCGTTCAAAGATGCCCTTATTCTTTCACCATCCTCGTCCAAATAAAATGTTATTGGTAGTGGTCCATAATTTCCATTATAATCAACAAAAACCGTTTTAGTTATTGGATTATCAGGGTCAAGATATTGGTAAGAATATCCAATATATTTTACATTCTGTAGATCAAATTCTTCAATTCCTACTTCATTATTAATAGATATTAATTGTAATATATCACCGGCTAAAATTTTTTGATTTGGTAAATTAAATCCATTATTTCCGAAAAATTGATTTATATCATAATCACTTTTACTTACATCCATTCTATAATTTATAGCTAAACCTAATAATTCTCCGAAAGATTGAAACGATGTCGATCCAATAGACCTAGCAACTGAAGAATTAGGGTCTAAACTTGGGTCTGTACATATTTCCTTAATAAATTCATCTCTTGGGCCTAAATCAACTATTGTAGTTGGTCTACCTAAATATCTCGTAGGATTTCCAACTTCACCCGCCCAATCCACAGTTCCAAATGTATTATCTGAATAAATTGATGACCTGTAATAATATTTTTCTTGTGATGATGAATATCGAATTATATCGGAACAATATTTACCCTTTTTACCTTTAAATAAAATAAAATATAATGACCCTGATAACCAATTATCAATGAACGAATAATTCACAATCCCTCCACAAAATAATTTTCCTACACGTTTTCTACGTCTGTATTCAACCAAAATTCTTATTAATCTTCCGTTACTTAACGGACCAGGAATTATATTAAAAATACCATTTGAAAACTCAACATATCCTGACGGTGTAAGCGGCTGATAAACATCCCCATCATAGCTTGAAGGTAATCGATAATCTGACGTATCAGATAAATTAGAAGCTACCACATCCATACCAGGTGTATACACGCTGGTTGGACATCGATTACCTGTGTTACATGTATAATATACATTGACCAATTTTTCGTCATATGGAACATCATATAAGCCACATCCGTCTTCAAGTGTTGTACCCGTTGGAATTGAATTTGATATGACATTTTTATCCCTAATTTTTACTAAATATTCGGCTGAGTCAGGAAAGATTTGTTCAATATCATTAAAAACGTATCCTGAAATGTCGGTGTTATATGTTATTGGACTTCCAGTTAATGATACACCAATTGATTCTACGGTTAATATATATGATGTTTGTCTTGCAACAAAATCCGCCATATTTAAAATTGGCGTTGCGCCTGTACAATCTGAAGTTATAGGTGAACTATTAAAACCATCAATACGTAATTGTCTTGCAGTTTCGTCAGTTGATCCAGTTATAATGATAGTTCCAACCTCACAAAACCCTAAATCGGGATCACTTACACCTATACCATATTCATTATCCCCATTACATTCATCACATTCAGGATAGTTAATTAAAAATAATTGTTTTTGAGTTGAATTTTGAAATCTATAAGCAAACTTTCTAATGAGTCTCGATAATCTTCTAATTGGCCAAAAATTAACCGCGTTGGCAAAAGCATGAAATATTTTTGCTAAAGTATTAAAGAACAGTAATGTAACCATATTAAATAACTGTTCCATAAACAAAACAACTTCAACAATTAATAATTGAAAAGTTTTATTTTTTGTCCCATAATTAACTGGGGGTGTTACATTGTCGGAACAATCTTCTTCTTCAGTCGGTACGAGTTCTTTCATACCAACATACCTATCATTTGTAAAATCAGATTTATGATAATACATACTATGAAATGAAGATACAGTATAAACTTTATTATATGTTAATCTATAAAAATAATCTTGGGGAATATATTGTCCATCAACATTATATAATATACCTAATTTATCAATATTAACATTATTTAGATCGATGGATGCGGTTGGGTAATCTGTCCAATTAGTTGAAAAGGTATATGATTTTTCAACCTCATCTTCAGATGTTTGATGTTCCCTTATATTAGGTACAAGATAAGATGCCGTTTTTCTACTCCTATCATTTCCACTATCGTCTAACGTAAATCTGAATCGATAACATGATGCGGTTGGAACACCCTTGTTCGGGTCGTTTGTTATTTCATTTTCCCCAAATTCATTTGTATAAAGAAACTCTGTGTTCATTGGAATAGGAAAAACAAATCCTCCGTCCTCTGGTATATCTTCATTTATTGTATAATTTTCAAGTATGGGACGTTTATTTTCGTCTTTCCTATGAGTGAACCTAATTGCTTCAATCTTTCCTGATTTGGTCGTTAAATCACATTTACGACCCATTTTACGTCTTACCTGACAGTTCTTATTGATTGAATTTTTATTTGTGTCAGTATAAACCCCGCCGATAAGGTAAGCCTTTGGCTCTAATTTAACACCAATGCTAGATAAATCAAAATCGGTTCTAGTTAAACCTATTTCACAAATACTTTCATTACCCCATAATGGATAAACTTCAATTGTTTTGTCAAACCTAACAATTTGTGGTAATGAATCGATATCTTCCGACGCTTTAAATGAAAATGAGCTTTTAAATTGATCTTCACCATAACCTAATCTTAAAAAATCATAGGGTCTTAATGAAAAACAACCCATATCTGATAAATCAACGTCAACATGTATGGTTTGTGTACCCAATGGTACACCCCAAATCATAAAGTCACCAGAATTGTTGGTTTTTGCAGTAAATTTATAATATTTCTCATAAATTTCTAACACTTCTTCCCTTGTTAGAATATCAGATTGGTCAGGAAACGTCCCTGTTGGCTCATGTCCCCCATGTTGTTTTCTATTTGGTAATAAATTATATCGATATCCATTTTCGTCACGGTCAGTAACGGAAGTATAGGGGTATAATGTCGAAATTAGAGGATCAATTGAATCTACATCATCCAACGGAATAAAAATTGACACTTTAGCGTTTGGAACACCTAAACCGTTATTTATACTGATTCTTCCGCAAACTACCCCATAGTCACTACAATATGAAGCGTAAGCTTCTTTTTGTGTGAACTTCAGCGATAGTATTTCTAACAATTCAAAATCTTGATTTAATTCAACTTTTACGAATTGATCCCTACCTATATCGGTCGAAATTCTGTGTTTTTGCATATTATATATAAATAGAATCTAACCTATTTTCATTTAAAAATATGCAAAAAATTATTTAAAATGTAGTCGAAGTCAAATTTTTTATCCTTACCTTTATATCTTTATTAGGAAATCTAACTTGGAATATCTGATTAGACTTCATATAAATGATTTTATCTTGATCTAAAATCTGTCTAGTTTCTTCATTACTATATGACTGAGCCGATTCATTTGTTGAATATTCTCCACCAATTTTATTAAACACACGAATATCCACTACGTTCACAACTCCTGGAATATTACCAATTTCTCTATACATATCGCCAATAAATAATGGATCACCCATTTTTCTTTTATTAATTGACATTAAATTAATAACTGTGTCAATTGTAGTTTTAATAATTTCTGTGTCGTTTTCATTTCTATTTGAAACTATATCAATTTCAAATCCTAAATCAATAACTTCACCACTGGCAATATCCAAATAGTCATTTATCATACGATACTCTGATAAATAATCAACAATATTGTTTTTTAGAATGTTTGACACAACCGTAGTTAAATTACCATTTTCGTCGTAAGATAACATTTTTACTTTAATTTTATTATCTTCTTCCATTACATTTACTTTAGCTGGCGCTCCGAATTGTGATGGCATATTTTCAATAAGGGATTTATAATCGTTCAACGTAACCGCTCTATTTTGTGCAGCAAAATTGTATCCAATCATTGCCCGAATATCATCAATTGAAGGTTGATCAGCTCCGCCTATAGCGGGTGTCACATTTGATACCCTAATTGAGTTTACCACCTGAGAATTAACATTTTGCACCGGCCCCATTATATTTAACTCGATATTGTCGACACTATTAATAACATTTACACCTAAATTAGAAGATTTTCCACCACCAATTCTATATTTTATGAACAAAGTTGTGTTGGCTTTAGGTATTGCACCTAGGGACATATTATTTAGATAAGATGCTAAATTTACTTTTAATTTATCAGTAATATAATTATCCACATTTTCCATTGGATTAACGGTTCCTGATCCAAAAGTAATTAAAAAGTAATTTTCTGGAGTGTACTCCGTGATAAATTTATTGTTCACATCAAGATATGTACCTGGCTTAAAATTTTCTTTATCGGAAATTTTAGTTGGATCAGGAACGAATACTTTATCTTGTATCAATGACTTAACTTCATACCATTTATTCGTTGTTGAAGTGAATTCTGATGATGTTGGGTTCGATCCAAACGATGTTCCGTCTTTATGAATGATAGATGTGACACCTAACACATTTTGTTCAGGAAGATAAATTTTTAAAAAAGGTTTCTGGTCAAGTTCGTTGATAGACCTTCTGTAAATTCTTGTTACACCATTGACTACAGCTTCCCTTTTGGTTATAGTGTATGAAATTAACCTGTTATTAACATCAAAATTAGGTATTTTCAATCTATTTGGTTCGCCTTTACTGTTAAATGGATTGGCAAAGTCAATATCTTCCATTGTTTCAAAAGTTTGCCCTCCGCCCGATATTTGACCCCCCGCTTTTAGAATACCTTCATAACGCATATCGTCTTTATCCCCCCTAACAGGCACATTTATTGAAAAATCACATAACGCAACTGACGGTCTTAACCCAGGAATTCGTAATCCATATGTTTTTGCAATGTGAAACAATGATTGTCTTTGTTGTGCAAAGTCTAACATAGTTTCTTGCCAAACCCTATCAATATGAAAGTGTAAGTTATCAGAAACCGCAGCGTTTAGGTCTAATAATACTGAAAATATTGAAGCATCATTGGTATTTTTAACCAAATCGGGATAATATTCCTTTGTCATATTGACAAGTTCTTGTCTTAACCCCGCAAAATCTCTAACCGAATAACTAATTCTCTTACTCATATTAAATGTTTATTATTATAAAATCCGAAGACGAAAATGCTCCGTTATTAACAGTATAGTCGATTTTTACTTTAGCTGTGTATGGTTTAGTTGAAGCGTCTGATACCCTAAATAATCTTTCGTCTTCATCCTGTGAAAAACTTTGTGACTCATCTGGATCGTCTTCCGCTGACATTACTTCAATACTGTTTATATCCAAGTTTGGAATGTATTTTCTTATACTTTCCCTGATTTCTTCTTCAATTAAACTAAAACTAACTGAATCATTTTGTTCAAAAATATATTCATATAATCTTGTACCAAAATCGGGTAAAAAATATCTTGTTCCTTTTCTTGTTAAAAGTAAATGTATTAAGTCGGCTCGAACCTCTCTTTCAGGTGTTTGAGTCATATTAAGGAAGTCTCCTTTTAAACTATCCCTAAATGGGAAATCTATACCGTATGTTGCCATAACTATAAATATATAGAAAAAAAATCTGGCTTTAAACCAGATTTTTTTTTAAATTAAACGATGAGCTTTAAGTACCATTTTAAACTGTTCAAAAGTTGGGTGGGTTGATTTTCTAAACCCAGTTTGTCCTGTACTTATATTTGTTGCAAGTTTAAATAATTTTAAAATGTGTCTTTGGTTAGGATGTAACATGGGTTCTCTATATTTTTGGTTTAACAATATGAAATATAATAATTCTAATTGATATTCATTTTCTATGTCTAACCTCTTTATTGAGTCGATTGGGTTATTATCTGTGTTTTTTTCTTTATCAAAAAATGGAACAAATTTTTTTATAACTTCTAAAGATTCGGGTTTAATTTTTTTAATTAGTTTTTCATTTCCATTAATAATATACCTATATATTGTCGCCCTTTCAGATGAAACAAAAAAATCTAATAATTTCAAATTATATTTTTTCCTTAAATTATTTTTTTCTGACTTATTGTTATCTTCAGGTTCAATTTCAATGTCATTAAAATTTTTACCCATATTAAGATATTTGTTTTTTTCAACATTTTTACCAACTCTATTTTCTAATTCTTTTTCATAGTCAGTTCTTAAATCTGGTTCGTCATTTTTTGCTCCATAATTTAAATCTCGAAACATACTCATTTCAGCGTCATAATCATCTTCTTCTTCATCATCATCTACAACGTCAAAAATATCTTCTTCTTCATCATCATATTCATCAAAATATTCAGGTTCCACATCCCTATCATCGTAATTATATTTAGGATTTGGACGACTTGTTATTGATGAATCATAATAATCAGTATCAAAAACTTTTTCGGTAATGATAACCATCATAGATTTTATTCTATCTATTTGTTCATTTAAGGATTTATTGATTTTCATAAAAGGTTTACTATAAATATTCTATTAAATAAAAAAATCCGGACAATAATTGAGACTCAATGTCCTGATTATTGTCCGGATAGGCATCCAGATTCGTGAATCACGAATTTTTAACTAACTTCTATATTTTTCATTCATACCAAACTTAAATCCATCAACATTTCCGTTATAAATTTCATTTGGGTTGTTTTCTCTTAAATGTGTTCCAAAAACATCTGTATATCCACCACATTTATATTTAATATACCCATTTTTAATTGTTATGTAATCTGACAATTATTTCCGCTGCACGCTAATTCACCTCTTAAATCGGTATTATCATTCATTTCAATAACTTTTGATAAATCGATATTATGCAACTTTAAACTTAATTCGTTAAACTCTTCTTCCGTACAGTCAGAAAAAGGAGGTTGCTTATAAGACCCCGTATCATAGGGTAAAACGGATAATCCATTGTAGAAATTTCTGTTTTCCCACATCCATTCACCGACAGTATCCCATTCTTCGGGCCTTAAACTTACTGTTGCTGATACATTGTGTGTATTTGCTCCACTTGAATGACCAGGTTTAATCCAATTTTGTGAAATATATTTAATACGTTCCAATAAATGTAACGGACTTTCAGTTCTTAAAATTGAGCCTTCAGGTGCTTTCTGTGGAACAGAAATAATAGCAGTGTCATGTGGTCTGAAAAAATCGTCTTCTAAAAGTTCAGGATGATAAATTGACAAATATGTGTAAATTGATTCATTTTTACCTACCCTTACTCTACGAATATAATAATCGTTATGCCAAGCGTGAATACCACTTGCTGTTCCTAAAACTAATGATGCGGTATTATGAGATTTTATTGCTCCCGCATAATACCAGTGTTCATTATCAATTTCAATATCATAAGTATTATCATTTCTTAAAAATTTAACATTTTTTACTTTACCTAAAATTTGATTCGGTTTACCATTTTCATTATGACCAAATTCTAGATCAGGATATTTTCTTTTTGACTTTTCAGAATTTTTATCAAAAACATCCATTGATTTTTTTAAACTGAAATGCGTGGATGACATTAGTATAATATTTTTTTCTTTTTGAAAGGAATCTCCTTTAATATTATAAGAATGGTTTAAATGAATACCAACTGATAAAGCAACATTCTGTAAATGTCTTGTAAATCCTGAATTTCCAGATTGAGATATGATTACAGATTTATGTATTTTATTTGATTTTAATGAAATACAACCATCAGCATCACTAAATCCCGCAATAAAAGCGATTATATCTTTCCAACTAGAACGCCTAATAATTAACGGTATATAATCTAATCCATTATTTGAATATTTTCTAATATCGTTAGATGATAACCAATGATATAATTCGACAGATGAAATTGATAGTGAATATGCGTTTCTGTCCTTACATTTTATTATATTATTAAATAAATTAAATTTTTCTTTAATAATTCTTTGGGCTTTTTCTAAATTAAAAATATGTTCATCGACAAAACTTAATCTATATTTACTTTCTGATAATGAACCATCACCCCATAAATAACCAATTAACCAACTTAAATCCTCATCAACTTTTTCAGGCTGGGTTATTTCTCTTAATGTATTATGTTTCATTTTAAATCTAAACATATTGATTTTTTTAAGAGATAAACTTTCTTCTTTGTCGTATACGCCAAGTTTAATATCAACGATGTCACCTTTTTTTATATTTTTTGTTTTTACAAACGTATTAATATTAATGTATTTTTTATTTTTATAATTTTTATTAATGAACCAAGGATGGTCTTTTGTCGATTCTAATAATAATTGTCCCTCTAATTCAATTCCAAACACTTCATCTTCACCATTATTAAATGTTTTATTAATTTTATTAATTTTATTGTCTTGAATAACTGAAACATTCTTATTAAAATCACACCAAGTTTTATTGTCTATATGATCATTAAATAATTCATCTAAAGTATAAATACCGTCATTTGTGGTTGTTAACGCATCATGAGGCCTGCATCCGCTAGGCTTAACAGTTGTTGTTCTTGCTGATTTATTTATACCAATCATTTCAGCTACACGAGCATTTTCTTCTTTTACAATCTTAGCAGCTTGTTTGGTATCGAAGTTTAAAATTCTACCTGAACCGATACCTGTTAAAGATACACCTATTAACGCTTCTTTTTCTGTTGTTCTTTTCCAAACTTCCCTTAAATAATGAAAGTCAGTATAACCAGCTTGTAATGTTCCAACAAATGCAGCTGCTCTAACTCTTTCATTTAATTCTTCCTGTGATTCGATGTCTGAAACATTTACTTCACATAGGTTACAGAATTGATTTGGTCTTAAAGCAATTTCACAACATGGGTTTGTTCCGTAATCTTTATCGTTAGTAAGATAAATTCCAGGTTCACCTGCACCTGATGCTTCAACACGATTCCAAATATCCATAAAGAATTCTTTGGTAATTCTGTGTCTTAATAGGACAGCCGAATTGTTTGCTCTACCTCTTTGTGGATTTGTTTCCCACCATTGACCACTTTTACATGCAATCATTTCATTGTCATCGGCGCTGAATAATGAAATTAATGCTGCTCTACGAATGCCGCCTGCTAAAACTGCGTCAGCAATAAAACATATAATATCGTGAACTTCAATTGGTTCGAGTTTTTCCCCGTCTTGTTTAGTTTCCAAAAGTTTTACAATATGATGAATACAATCCTTCAACGGTTGAGGTCCAGGTGCTTTACCACCTGAAGTTACCAATAATGCACCTTTTGGTCTAATATCTGATAAATCAAAAATAGGTGTTGATGATGAATATCCAAAATAAGATTTCATTAAAACTTTAATAGCATCCGCCCATCCTTCGATATTATCACTAACAAGATAACGTCTATTCCTTGCTGAACTAGGTTTTCTTATTTCTGGTAATTTTTCCACATGATGTTTTTGTACAGAATATCCAACGCCAGTTCCACCTAGAAGAAGAAACATAGTTTCCCCAAATGCGTCAATATGATCGATTGGTTGGTAAGCACAATTATAAATCCTATTTGGACTAATTTCAATTGATTTTCCACCAAATTGCATAGATCTCATTGATGGTAGGATTTTTTTATCATACACCATCTTATATACCTCTCTGATTTCATTCTCAATATGTGGGTACTTCTTAATATGCATTTTCATGTTTCGGGTTACGATTTCGTCCCATGTTTCTCTCCTGTTCAGTTCTGGAATATACTTTGCATATTTCATATACACCGTTAAATCTGAAAGTATTTTTTGTGATACGTCCATATAATATAATTTTTATTTACTTAAATAATACGAAAATTCGAAAAAAATATAACTAGTTAATAGATTTTTCTTATTACCCATTTAAATTTGGTTCGATTCCTTGATTTGGATTAACATTTGCAGGGTTTCCGTTCATCCTTTGTCTTCTTTCGTAAGCTTCACGTTGACGAATAACTTTTTCATTTGCCTTATCTTCCTTGATACCAAGTAGTGTGCTTTGAGTATCGGTATCAATAATAATAAATTCATTATTAAATGTACAATTGGAGAATACAACCCCATCTTTACCAATACGTGATTTCAATAATGTTAATGTAGCTAAATTATGTTCTTTTTGTTCTAATGTTTTACCAACAGATACAATTACATGACCAATTTGAGCTTTCTTAATAGAACCACCCATTTGATCAGTGGTAACAACTTCAGATGCTATAGATTCCCTGTTACCTTGGGTTGCCACCCATATACCAACACCAAATTCATCAGTCATAGCTTCAATTGTTCTCATAATTGATGCCTCTCCCTTCCATTCTTCGCCATAACTACTCCTTTCAGGTACAATACAATCTACATAATCAATAAGAATTAAATCCATTTTAAATCCTTCGGATCTCATTTTTCTAATTATTGTTTTAATATCGGTAACCGTTTTACTGCTACTTGGTAATTTTAATAACCTTAATTCCCCTTTTGTTGATGACTCGGCATCATGAATTCTTTCCTTAACAATATCCTTATTATCTGGTTGATCATCTGGAGCAATACCTGACCAAATAGTATAATGTTTTCTTTTAATAACATCTTTATTGTCTTCAAAGAAGATTTGTAAGACATTTTTACCAACATTAAAAGCTGTATTTGCAAATTTAGTTAATAATGTTGTCTTACCAGTTCCTGTCGGGGCTAGGACAACACCTAATTCACCAACACCTAACCCACCTTTTAATAAATTATCTAAACCAATAATACCAGTTGGTATTGGTTCTCTGAAGTCTTTTTCTAAGGCAGAATCAATATCATAAAAAACGTCAGTTGCGTCTTCGTCCATTACACCTACTTGAAGTGCCTTTTGTATAATTCCTTCGATTTTTCCGTATTCTTCAAACTCACCGTTATCAATGATACTTTGGACAATTTTAAGCTCTTTCTTTAAATTTTGTTGTTTACAAAAATTTAAGGCTCTATCTTTTACGGTGTCTGGATTTTGTTCGTTATTTTTTATATTTTCTAAGGTATCAATATGGATTCGGCCTGAATTTACTTCTTTACCCTCCGACATAATTTTCTGTGAAATATCAAGATAATCTGGAATACGATTGTAGTCCATATGTATTTCTTTAATATTTTCCATTATATATCTAAAGGAATTATTATCAAAATACTTACTATCAATTACACCAACAATAGTGTCACCAAATTTTTTATCTTCAATTATCGCTTTAATTAATGTTTCTTGAAACGTTGTTCCTAAATATCCGAAATTAATTTCTTTCATATTATTTTGTTAAATCATATTGTAAATATGACGTTTGAAGCTCAGTAAGTGACAAAGTGTCGGTTAATGATGATAATATTACCTTAATTTTTGGCCTTATATCAACAGTATACCTAACTTTTGGATGATATACATAAGCAGGAAACGATCTCTGGATAAATACATCGTTATTTTGCTTAATTTCAATTAAAAATTGTTCTGTTGATGTGTCTCGTTCTTCTTCCACGCCATCTGTAAATGATAAAAAGTTTTGATTTTCGGTAAGATATTCAAATGTTTTTTTTCTTAGATCGTCTTCGATATCTATACAAATATTCGATACACATTCATGTAAATCTAACGATTTTTTAACATTCGGATTATAATCTTTTACAAAGAAAAATCTTTGTACTACAATATTACCATCCATAGTTAACAAAAATTCAAATTTAGTTGATTCTTGATTATTCATAATTTCTAATATTTATAATTGTTTTTTTATTTTTTTCTTTTCTTGTTAATCTTAAAAACGGATTTAGAAAGTTAATCCACGCACTATCTGATTTTGGTAGTAAGTTAAATATACCGTCTTCCATCATCATTTTCATACAGTTTTTGTATGATCTACCTTCTGTTGATAAGGTGTCGTTGATTAATAATTCAATTTCGTCTTTAGCTTCATCCGTAAGTAGTGGATGATCTAATATAACTATTTTTTCGTTCAATTCCAAAAATTCGTCACCAAAAGTACCATATTTTGTCACACCCGATAAAATGTTATTTATTGTATTATTACGTTTATCTCTTTCAAAAATGACATTACTTTGTTCCATAATCTCATTTATATTCATCTTCCTTGTTTTAAGTTCAGGAAATAATGCTAATAACCGTTTAATACCAAGTCCGCTGATGCCTGCAATACTATCTGAAGGATCACCGCAAAATACTTTTGCTATCCTTACATTATCTACAAGCATTTCTTCTTTCTTATATAAGATAGTGTCACCTTCAGAGTACAATACGTGATGCATCGGATGATAAAGTTGTGTGTTAGGGGATATAAGTTGTGTTAAATCACCATCGGACGAGAAAATTATTTTCTTTTCGTTGGGGGAGTTCTGAACATAGTAAGATATACAGTCGTCCGATTCACAAAATTCATATTCACCTTGTCTAACATAAACTTCTTCCAAATATTGTTTTATTCGATATCTTTGGTAATCAAAATTGTTTTGTTCTTCTTCAGAACGATTATGATCACCTCTGTCTTGTTTGTAACGTTCATAAATTAGTTTCCTTTGTCGAGAACCATCATTTCCGTCCCAAAAAACAACAATCTTATCCAAGTGATAGGTTTCAAACGTTTTCCTTAAAGTATTAAGGAAATGATAAATTCCACCTATATGAACCCCTTTATGAAAAGCGTTTTTTACTCCATAAAATCCGATAGTGAGTAAGTTATCACCATCTACTAATAAAACCATTTTTCAAAATTTTTATGTTAAACAACGTGCTTTCTATAATTTTACTCAGAATCTTCAAATCCAGATGAAGGAGATTCGATTAAAACAATTTCACCATCTCCACCACCCATAAGTTTATTCCAGTAATCTGAATATTCTTTCTTGTATTTATCGATTGATTCTTTTGTGTCATCAATGAATCCATTATGAACTGCAATGATTTTTCCGTCCTTAAATGCTAATCCATTAATATGATTCTTTAAAACCGATATTTTAGTTCTAATTGCATATGAAATTGTTCTTCCACCTTTAACAGCATCAATATGATTGATACCTGCTTTCTTTTGGTTACCAAACAAGAAAACTAACGCTGATGCTAACCAAATCGAAGTTCCACCTTTTGCTTTAATTTCAGGTTGTCCAAATGGATTATCAGGCATATCTACCCAAGGTTGGTTAACTATACATAAAGTATTGTAATATGGATAATCTTCTTTTTTTGAATCAGCAATACGTCCAGCAATTCCTAACCCAATTGTGTCCTGAAGAACGCTAGCATTTGCCATTTTTCCACCTTTTCCGTCATAAGTCATCTTACATGGAATAGAGCCGACTGAGTCCCATAAAAATAATAAATCTCTCGGAATGTTACCTTTTTCTTGTTCAGATAAAATTTCATTAATGAAATCGGCCGCCTGTTCAATGTATTTAAATCCATCGTTGAAGATGAAATCACCTACCCACTCACCGTCTTCGTCTTGTGTAGCTTGTAATCCAAGTTGTACGGCATGTTTCCAACTCCATTTCTTTTCAGTTATAATAAAGACAGGTAAATGTCCTTTCTTTTGTGCATCTACCGCCGATAGAATTAGCGCATTTGTTTTGGCCGTATTACTATGTCCTAAAAACATATTTAATCCACCCATAATCGGACCTGGTAATCCACACGCATTTAAAAACGCCTCACCACAATAATAAAAATTTTCTTCTTTATATTTTGTACTTGTAGAATACTTTGCTTTGTAGTCAAACTCTTTTTTCTTTATTGCCATTTTCTATTTTTAATAATTTTTAATGGTTATACAACCACAATTTTTAAAGATAAAACGCATGGACAAAAGTACTATGCGTCTGTCCATGCGTTATAATCATTTTAAAAGGGAAGATCGTCATCTTCAGCAACATCGTCATCCGCTTGCGGATCAACGATTATATTTTGTTTTACTGCCGATTCTGATTTACTAGATGCGATGGTTTCATCAGATTGTGTGTCTGATTCAGAAATCCACTTTTTAGATTCATTACTCCACTTTGGAGTTTCACCCTTAGCTACCATATCTAAATATTCAAATGGTTTCTTAGCATAAACATCAGACCATACCAATCCATTTTCAGCCCATTCCTTTAATACTTCTGGATCATTGTGAAGTTTAGATTTATCTTCAGGAATAATAGAACTTACCGATGTATATTCTTTTCCGTTATTTGATTTAGTTAAACCTAATGTGACAATAAGGTCACGTCCTTCTTCTATGTCAGTAATATCACCTTTATTTTTGAAAATTGGGTAAATTTTATCAAATATACCATCTCCTTTCGAGCTGTATTTGAATCTCCAAAATTTAACTCCGTCAGCTTCGTTATCTCTATCGATAACTTTTACAATATAATACTTACGTGCTCTGTATTGTCTAGCCAACTCACGATCAGCATCAATACCTGTCATCATAAGTCCATCATAAACATCATTCAAAGGTGAAGGATTACCATCTTGTTTTGGATCATATAATTTTACCCACTTTCCATCTACTTGAACTTCATGGAAATAAATTTCAATAAATGGTGATGATCCATCTTTTGTTGGTAAAATTCTGATTCTTTTTTCCGCACTTCTAACCCCTTTTGGTAAAACTGTTGTGAAATACTTTTTTAGTCGATCTTCTTGCGAAATACTGTTGCTACTTGTAGCCTGTTTTGACTTTTCGTACTGTTCTAGTACTGATAAATGTGTACTCATAAAACTAAAATTTAAATTTATTTATATTCAAAATATACATAAAAAAAGCCGAAATAAAAAGTCCGGCTTATATTATTTTTAAAATATTTATGTTAAACTTTAGTAAGTCATTCCATTTTTATCAGCATCGGGATTAAAACTTTGTTTAATTAAATCCTTTGAATAATTTGTTATTTCATTTGGCTTCAATTCGTAAGTATTTTTACCACTTCTTTCCATTTCCCCTCTTTTTTCTTGAAAAAATTGTTCAGGATTTTTATTGAATGGATATGAGTCGAGCGATCTCATTTCAAGTTTTTCAACTGGCGTTGGTTCTTTCATTAGTTCAACTTTTTTTCCAAGTTGGTCAATCCTATCAATAATTGAATCCATATCAGATAATTTTGATTCGAGGTCATCTAATTTAGTAAAAATATCGTCCATCTTAGCCACCACGTTAATATTATCTGATTGTTTGTTTTCTATGTCTTTTTTAATACTCTTAGTCATATTAACTAAATCGGTAATATCGATTTCTTCAGTTGAATCTTCTTCACCTGAAACATCATTTGTTGATGGAGTTGTCACATCTTCGGGAGGTGTCGGTACATCCAAAGCGGGCTCAGCGCTGGCTTCAGATGGTGGTGGAGGTACATCTCCAGCTGGAGGAACGGCACCGGCCACATTTGGGTCTTCAGGAACATCTTGTTCCATTATCAATGTCTTAGCGTATCTATTAATTTGTTTATAACGCTTTAATTCTTCCTGTAATTGTTTTTCTAGTTCTGACATAATTAATCTTGTAATAATTGTCTACCATCATCGGTAATGTATCTTTTATTTATTCTTTCTACTATTCCATCTACTGAACGAATAGTATAACATTCGCCAGTTTCTAAATCACATTGTTCAGATTCCATTCCATCTTCTGAAACAGATTTTGTTATCGTTGGTTTTAAATAGTTGTCCAAACCTTTTTTTAATTTAATATCATTCATAACAGTTTTATTTTTATATAAATATCACTTAAAATTGAAATAAACAACTTCACCTTCATGTATTCCCAAATCATACATTAATTTCTCAGACATTGCTACACCATAACCCGAAACCAAAGGTCCAATACTTACAGCCCCCGTTGATTCTAATGGGTTTGTTCTTCTATCTAATTGATAACTTGGAACAACATCAATCGATAAATCATTATTTTTAGGATTCATAAATGTGGTTGTTAAACTACATATCGACGTGGCTGTTTTACTACCGCTTATTAGCCTAAATTTAGATGTATAGAAATGATAATCTTTTCCTAATTTTTTTAATTCTTCCCATTTAACTCTATCTGGCATTGCTGAAATGTTATCATTTTCACTTAAAAGTACCATATCAGTCGTATCAGTTATTGTATTAACTCCTTTTTCATTTGTACTTACCATTTTACATACAACAGCTCTGTACCAATCATTATTTTTATATTTAACCTTTTGAATATATTTTTCACCACCCCATCCATTATAAGGTAACCCAAATGATGTAATTCCAGCTTGCGTTTCAAGTAATATTTCACCGGGTATTGAAATTATACCCATATCTGTTGAATATTGATTTCCACCTGACGTAACAATACCTCTTTCCGTTGTAGTGGTCGTAGATGATATAACATCTTTTTTTGTAGTATTCAACGCCTTCTGAATAATTCTATCCATAATCGGTCTAAAACTAGCAACAAATGTATCCATTGGGTCAGGTAGAACCGCTCTTGGGATTCTAGTTCCTTTAAACGTAGTATTAATGGTATTATTTTTAATTGAGTGAGATACTTCTGTTATCCAAAATGAACCTTTAAACATTGGAATATTTTTTAAATAAAAGAACATTGTCGGCTGAATCATCATGTTACCCATAGCAGAAACTTCACAAGAATATGATGCTTGTCTATAATAATCGAATAATGATGTGTCTACGCTACTGATACCAGCTCCCGATTCTGACCTGGCTAAATTTTCTAAAACACTAAAAGATTCGGTGGTGTTTCTTAATGTGTTTTGATCTAATGTTACCCCTTTGAAAATTCCTTGGTTTTGATCACCAAAACTTACTTCAAAGGCAACGGCTCTGTTTGATTTTAATAAATTTTGTACAGTAAAAGCGTTTGGGTCTGTAATGATAATCGGATTATTATTGTTGTCCGACATATCAAAACTATCATCATTAAATTTATTGTATTTGTTATTAGTGATATCCGGATGTTTAGACAAAGGGCCTTCAACATATTGAATAACCATCTTAGGTGATGAATCCTCATAATCTACATCTAAGAACGTCCCAAATAAATTTTCAGCAACTGTACCTGAAGGTAATATTTTACTTTTAGTAGATAATGATTTACCGTAAAAATTCACATAAGCTGGTAAAGCCCTCATGTCAAATCCACTACCTTGTAGTAAAATTGAAATAGCGCCATATAAACTTGTGTTTAAATTTTTTGTATCCATCAAATCAATGAACCTATTCAAATTAATATAACCTCTGTTTCCAATATCCCTATTTGCTTTATCAAGGAACAAAAAGTCCTCCATTAATAAATGTTGTCCAATTGAATTTCCTGATGCCCATTTATCGTTATATGATTTAAAGAAATTATATAATTCAATTTTTAAACCGTCATCATTAAACCCACCGTAAAATTCTATGTTTGTTTCAGAATCTTTTGTGTAACTAAGTTTAGTAAATTCACCAATTAATGAAACCAAAAATAAATTCAATCTACGGTTTGCACCATTAGGTATTACACTATTTCCAACACCTTCATACATATTGGTTGATATATAATCTTTAAATTCGGTATATAAAACGGGATTTACTTTTCCTTTACAATATCCAGCATAAATAAGAATTAAAGGCCTTAAATTTAATATATTCGTTTCATTTAATTCAATATCCATATTAACAAAAAAATCTTTATATAAATTTCCGTTGTCAGGAAACTCACCTAAATAAAGGTCTAACAAGTATCCGTTTTGTGTAAATTGACTTGAATCATAAGGATTAAAAGTTAAAGTTGATTGAGGAGCAATTTTTGCAAACCCTTCAATATAATATGAATTTATTTCTTTTGGATTACCCATTGTAAGTTTCAGTAAATTATTGTTATTTACTATCTTATTAGTAATCTTTCCTAATTTAGTGTTTTGATTTTCATATAATTTTTTACGTAAATCGTTTACATCTGTCCATGTAAAATAATCCAAAGTTACAATATCTTTCAATACACTTTGGAACGTATTGTATGGTAAATTTTCAAATCTATATTGTGGTACTTGTACGTTAAGTTCTTCAGACGCAAAATATAAGAAAATTTCTTCAAATTGATCAAGAATTGCTGGACTGAATGTACCGATTAAATCAAACACCTTTTTATTATTTGAATCAATTGAATATTCGTTATTAATACTTTTTACGTATTCATTGAAACCAGCAAACGTTTTACCACTAAACACATTAACAATTTCTTCTGATTCCAGAACAACCCTAAACGAATTTTGAAATTCATCATCAAAACTTTTAGGATTTGTTCGAATAAAATTCAAATATTCTTCCCTGGTCCTCATACCATAAGAATCTAATAATTCTTGGGTTATTTTAGTATCAGGTTGGTTGAATCCATAAGACGGCATAATTGTATAGTGTCCTTTTTTAGTTCTTAATGGGTCAGTTTCAGTATATTCATATAATGAATTGTCAACATAAGATGTCCATTGATTAAGGTTGTTCACTACAGAATTATAACAGTTAATCTTTTTTAACCCCACATTTGTTTCGAAAGATTCTTCAGGTAGCTCCGCAATATTGAAATGTAAATAACCATTAATTATATTATGATAAATCGAATCATAAAATGGGTGTAACCCAGTGTTCTTTCCATCATAACTCACAATTATATCACCTTGGGTGTTTCCTGTAAGTGTAATGAACCAATCATTACCATCATCAAAGAAAGTTTTTCCACTAATAGGTAAGGTTACTCCTGATAATGATAAGCAACCATAGTCATCTCCATTATCATCTCCATGTAAAATATCAATATTATCAGTTAGGTACGTTTTATACCTATGATACATCGAACCCCATTTAAGAATTAAAAAATAAGGAACAAAATGAGTCGCACCAATTTCTTTAAACATTGATGCCATTCTTAATTTTGAATTATTAATTGAATCTTCCAAATCTTTAAACGGTAATGAATTTAATAACAAGTATGACGAACCCGCATATCTTCCAAAAACAGGTTTATATGAAAAATCATAATAAAGTTGTTTATGGAAATACGGTGTATTCATTATGTTGGTGTAGTTGTTTCCTACTTTTAATTTTTGTCTAAAAATATTTGATTTGTAATTATCTTTTACCCACATATTTGCATCAACGGGTGAAGTAATAAATCCAAGATCGGTTTCAAGGGTAAAGGTTTTACTATAATCAAAATTATTTAAAGTATAGTTTGTCGATTTAATGTATCCTAGATAGGTGTCAGATGAAAATGGGTATAAATTTTTCCTATAACTTTCTAATTCATAATTTTTTATATTATTATCAAGTTTTGGATAACTACCTATATCAATTTTATTTAATGTACCATCGTATTTAGTAATATCGAACGGTGCTTCTAAACTATCACTAATATATTCCGTAGTAGGAATACTATCTTTGTAATATGGATATCTTTCAAATGGTGAAAATCTAGACATTAAATCGATTAAATCATTGATAGACCTCACCTTATTTTTTAACACGTCAACAACATCAACATCATTTTCTAATGTCATTTGTAAATTTTCAAATTCAACTTTAGCTAGCTCTTGGATAGCCTCAGAATTAAACGAATCAACTAACGTAATTTGTTTTGCTCTTTCAAAAATTTCATATAAAAATGATGATAGTACTCTGTTACCATATGGTGTAATACTTAGTGTATCAAAAACAGTACATATTTTTTTCAATTTTTTATCTTCATCACTTTTAGAGAAGAAATAATCTACTTTATCAACACCTGTTACTTTTGTTACGAATTTAATATATTGTTCGATGAAATCGACTTCAGGCCAAAGAAGTTTATTATCCGATTTAATCTTTTTTCTAAGCTGAAAATCACCTGGATATGCTATAATTTGTGTTCTACTGCCAGGAATTTCCTTTTTAACTTCAGGCCATGGGTAAATTGAACCACCTTTTGATTCTTTGTCAAATGGTTGTAATAAATCTTTTCTTTGATTTGCGGCATCAAATGCCCTAACATGTACGTCCTTTAATAACCTGATATAAACTTCAGCGTTTGCCATTATGATTGCAAACAAATTTTTTATAGTTGGGTCAAACCCTAATCCCAATTTTTTATCACGGACAATAACATTTATCTGTTTTTCAAGTTCTTTCATTATCCTACTTGATTCTTCATAGAATAAGTTTTGAACATCACCCATATCAGCAAACAGAACATCTACTTTTACCCCATATTGAAGTTGTCCACCTTTATCGGTGTTTTGTTGTTGAGAATAATATTCCGAAGAATCTTTTAAGGTTTTAAGAATAAAATTTGGTTTAATTCTTTTTTTACTATTATCATTTAAATTATTAATTGTTAAACCATTAATACCCTTTGCAATTTTTTTTATTATGTTATTATTCGTGGTAATTATATAATCCAATGTTCCAGGTGTATTTGAACCCTTTAATTTAATATCCGTTAAGGCGTTTTTAGTTTGATTGAAATAGAAATATCTAATTTCATTATAAGTGTCATAAAATAACGCTAAATTTTCAGTCACCCATCCTTTTACTTGACTTGAAAAAACGGAAACTGCTTTGTTGTATTCTTCAATCTTAGCCAACGCTTTCGGATCAAGAACTTCATTGAAAATAGTCTTTTCAAGGGTCTTATCCATTTCCATTGCCAAATATTCAACTTCCCTTAATGTAATAGTTTCAAACCCTTTTGGTAGAATACCTTTTTGTATCATTTCCGCATAAACAGACTTTAACATCATATATCCTTTTGATGATTTTTTAACTTCCTGTTCGTAACTTCCCTTTTCTTCGTTAAATCTTTTTGTTTCATCTGTTGCATTATTATATAGATAAGGGGCATTAATAATACCTCCCCAAGGAATATCGTTCAGATACGCATAGGTGGAACCAACAAAAGATGTTGCAATTTCAAAATTACCATTACTTTCATTATATTTGCTTGAGAATTTAACTAAATGTAATCTATATCTTATTGCTTTTCCATAATAACCTTTAATTGTAAGATAAAAAATTGGCCACGGTAAATGAAAGAATGTATTATATGGTGAATTAGTTGGTTGTTCAAATAAAGTTTTACCACGAACGTCAATAAAATTGATATTAATCTGTGGAATGAAATTAGCTCCTTTAATTGTTATGTTAATACTATCAATACCAAACGCTTGACCCGATGAATCACTAAAATCGGATTTATCAAAAAACATTACTTGTTCTTTGTTTGAATTTTCTTTTGGTTCAGGTGTATATGATTCAGTCCAATCAGTATTTAAGTCACTTCCCGTTTGTGGTGTTAATAAATTAAATGTCTTATTTACAATAGATACAAATCTTGTTTGATCAGTATCGGAAAGTAAGTAGCTCCTTGGCACTAAATCTGCTTCCAAATTAACATACATCACAAGTTTTTCTTGGTCAATGTTTCTTGGTTCAATAAGTCCATCGGATATAACACTATTAGGATCAATGTAAACTAAGTTATTTTGATCAACTTTTACTAATATTTTTTGACTACTATTTAAATCTTTACTCACCATAATATAATTTATACAATTCTACGCCTCTTCTGTAATCTTGTAAAGTGTTTACCAAAGGAAAAGGTATTCTTAACAGGAAGTTATTTGGTATTTCGAATTCATTCGTTCCCGCTTGAGGGTTAGCCATCATGATTAACCAACCAAATGTAGGTGAATTATAATATTCTTGAGAAAATTTATCTAACCTATCTTTAGCTCTAGTATATTGGATATACTTATCAGTTCCCTTTATTGGCAATTCAATCCCTGGAACTATTTGAAATTCTCCATCTTCAATAAAAAATTGATATCTATCGTAATAATCTCTACTCATTATACCCTATAATAATTTAGTTCGTTTATTGGAATATTAGGTGTCTTATTCATACTTATTAATTCATTAATAATATTACTATCAGTAATTATCGGTTCAGGTGTTATGATTTCATACATTAAATCTATATCACGTGCTCTTTCTTTGAATTTACTAAATTTGAATTTTTTTACATCCGTTTTATTAATAAATTTTTCATATCTAGTTGTTAACTTTTGTGTTAGTTTCATATCAAAAATAGTTGTATCCCTACCAAACGTTTTGCTAATAAATTCATTGCTTGAAATAATTGATAATAAATCTGCCATAATATTACTAAATTCATCGTCAGTTAAACTTTCAATTGTACTACTATAATTAATACTATTATCCAAACTTTCATAGAATTGAGTTGAATTTTTTGTAATATAATCTATACAACTTGAATAATCGTTATATAAATCAGGGTAGGTAAATCCTGATAATTGACCTTGTGATGCATCGTTTTTATTTTCGTTCAACTTAGCATCATAACCATATTTTACAACAAAATTCACTTTATCTAAACTTGATATTAATTCATTTCTCGAATCTTCAATACTTTTTAAATTTGTATCTGTATTCATTTTATCAATTGTATCCTGAATAAATGTTGATAAATATTCTTTTACAAATCTCGTTGCCGTAGATACTTTATTTGTGGGAATTTCTTTATCAAAATTAAACATTTTTAAGATGTCAATTGTTGATAAAGTGTCGTTTAATTTATTTTCAAACATCGATGTTAAAATAAATAAATCCCTACCCTTTTCATATATTCCAAATAAATCAATTGGTGTTGGAGATCCGTTTGTTACAGTATAAACGTTATATTTGTTATTTTTTCTGTAATTTGGGGATAAAAGTATAGATGATACGTTTTTTCCATAAATCAGAACAATATTATTATAAAACCCATCATATCCTGATATATATTTGTTTGTCGCAACAAATACACTTTCAACCGCTGCTCTATAATTAAGTGCGGTATTAACTAATTCACCAATATAATGACCAGTTGTAATTTTATCTGATGTATCAGGTTCAATATAATCAGGTTTCTTTTCAGTATCACTCATTAATGAATTTATAAACTCTTTTGTAAATTTTTCTCTCGTTTCACCTCCAATAAATTGATTTGTTGGAATAGAACGAGGGTCATACATTTCTGTATTTGCATAGAAATTAGACGTTAACGCATTTTGTAACCAATTTACAGGTTTTTCCAATCCTTGACCACCAATAAAACTAATCTGCATCTGTACAGAAGCTATCATTGGTTGGATACCAATGCCTTCAGGATTTAAATCCCAAGGACTTTCTTCAAAATTGATATTAACATCCCTTACAATAACTTTCGAATGATAAAAATCCCCAACTCTTAATACACAAATTGGTGGAGGGCCAAATGATGTGTTCCTAGCTCTAAGGTCTAACGAACTATTAACCCCTTTAATTGGGATTGTGTCACCCGGTCTAACACATTGATTTAAGAAAGTTAATCTAGCATTTAAACCTTCAGGTGTCATTGAATGAAAACCTGGATGAAAGAATTTAAACTTTTCTTTTAATGAACCGAAAACAACAGGGTCAGTTTCTTCTAATTTTTGAAAATAGTGACATTCTGATAATGTTTTCATAATAATGTATTTCATCATGTCAAGAGGTGGTTTACTTCTTGACCTATTTGTTTCTTCACTTGGAATATCGTTTTGTTTTGACGTAGCCCTTAAATTAGAATCAGATGTATTTTTTGGAACATCCAATACTGTCTGTGGTTTTTTAGTGTATATAACAACAACTTGTGTTTGTCTACATTCGTATGCCACGGGGGCAACCACTTTTAACGTTTTATTTATAAAATGATATTCTCCACATCTTGAATTTTCTTGTAATGTATAAGTTTCACCTTCACTTTTAGTAGTGAATATTACTTTACCTTCAATACCTGTGTAACCTAAATCTTTAAATTCATAAATGATTGGAACTTCATCCACACTCCATCTATCTTCTGGAGTTGTATCAGGGGTTGATATTTTTCCTAAAATTTGTTTTAATACACTATGACTTCTTCTTAATGAAAGATTTTTATTATAATCGTTGTCGGCTACCGCAGATGTTGACGATAGTAAATGAATTGTAATTTCACTTACATTACCAGAAGAAATATCTTCAACCATTGTTGATAACTGATCATTTAATTCATTATATGCTGCAGTTGCTCCTGTTATAATTTTGTTTAATTGTGTTGTTTGATCAGTCACTAAAGTACCGATTTCAGTCATATTATGATTACCAAATAAAACATCTAAATCGTGATATTTAGAAATTTCAGTATATGTTGAAGACGGATCAAAATTTACAATCATTTTATTCAATTCAACTCCTAATTTACCCATTTGATCAGTAACTAACCCAGGTTCAATAAGTTCATTATAATATGAATCGTATGATGATGGTGAAATATATGGTTTAGATACATTTTTATCGGGTCTATCGTTAAGAAACTTTAAATTTACATTTAATTTAGTATCTGCTATACCTGTTGCTGGTGTAATTTCAGGTTGATTTTGTTCAACTCTTTCAAGATAGTATTTATTTCTTGAAATTGTGTCTGTATCTTTACCACCATTAAGATAATCAATAAGTAATTTTACATCATCTGATGTTAACATTGAATATCTTCTGATTAAGTCATAAAAATCAATATCCACACATCCCGCAAAGAAAGCATTAATGTAATTTTCTGATTCTTCGTCATTCATACCTTTAAAATGTTCTCTAACAAGTAAATTTAAGATACTTGGATGATCCACAATTACTTTGAATGATAACGTTCCGTTTCTTTCAGTATTTTGGTATGTATAAATCGGTTCAGGACGACCTAAAAAGGTATTAGCGTCCCATTTTGCTGCATTTTGTTCTTGAATCTTCAAGTCATATGGAGGAAACCACATAACTCGACCACCATTATTACCTCTTTCACAATAAGGTAAATCGTTATAGGTAAATCCGGGAATATTTGATGTTTTCCAAGCTAAGTTTTCAATTGAAAACATGTATTTTTTTGCATAAAAACCGTCACCTTTTTTGAAAATATTTGTTGACCCGTCAAATGTTTTATTACCATTTGACATTGGGGCAATATTAAGATTCCAAGGTGTTGATAATGTACTACTGTCGAATTTTCTAATGGTAGCCGTTCTTTTCATCGTGTCAGAATAATTCATATATGAACGGTCTTTAGTAAACGTTCTACAATATTCTACACCTGATTCTTCACCAAATTTATCAACATATTTTATTGCCGAACTTCTTGACATAACTGTGTCACCGTCTTTGAAAATTCTACTCGTTTGGTCAATGACGTTAGCAACATGTGAACGCATCTCACTTCCGTTTGTCGGCATTGATTCTAAAATTTCTTGGGTTTTACCTAAAATAGAATCTTCTCTGTAAATAAAATTTGTAGATTTACTATCTTCGTATCCACCCTTTTGATTAGCCCATTCTTTGTTGTTTGCTCCTAATTTATTTTTAGAAACAGAACTAATCCATGTTAGTTTTCCTCCAATTGGACCATTTTCTGAAATATTTCTTTCTCTTTGGAATAATCTTGTTTGAACAGGGTCAAATAATAATGATAAATAATATGGACTTCTTATTGGTCTTCCATTAAAATCAGACATTGAAAATTTCACATCGTTACCTCTATCATCACCGATATAAGCAATAGTATCTGGAGCGTCTGACCCAAAAAACTTATTAATATTTTGACCTAAACTATCAACGAAATTAAATACTTTTGATGAATTTTGTGACCTTGCCGTTGTGGTATAGTTTGGGGCATATTTTGAATATGATAAATTTTCATATAAAGTTTGTTTTTGTCCCGAACCCATATATTCAATGAATAAATCTGACGGTTTTTGACTAATGTTGGGTCTTCTTTGTACACCTAATAAAGAACCTAATGCTCCTGTTATATCTTGATTTAATTGACCTAATGTTGTTTTTGCGTTTGGTCTATTAACTGTTGGGTTTTCTGGGTTTGATAAATAATCGCCAGGAATTTCAGACCAAGGGAATTCTACCCCTGTAACAGTTTGAAGAAAATCGACACCTTTACCAACTAAAGTTTTAGCTACGGTAATTTTATTGTTTGATTCAACTAATGGTTCTTTTCCTGTTACAATATTTGTTGCCGTAGCAAGATTACCTTCTAAGGCGTCAATTAATCTTATTCTACCAACTGTTGATGTTTCAATATTTTGTTGTACTCTCGAAAAAAACGGTCCTTCAGGATTATCCTTAATGTTCCATTCAGCAAACTTCATTAATTCTGATTCTGTATCAAAATTATCGTTCGTTAAAATACCTATATATGTATGTTTTTCGGCAGTGAAATATGGATATAAAGAAAGGTTAGCACGTCTTGGTAAAGTGTTAATTTCTTCCCTTATGAAATATTCATTAGGTTTATATAAATTTACCTTAGCAATGTTAGTTAAGTCTTCCGTTCTATTTGCATCAACTGGCGGTTGGTCAATATTTGGAAAATCTGTCGTATTGTTAATACGATAAGTATCCGCAGTTTGTGACATCGGACCATTTTGAACAGGTAAAGTTCTAGCTAAAATCTTATCCCTAAATTCTTTGGTATTATTAAAATCTAATTTGCTCGGCATTATTGTATTTTATATTATAAATAGCGTTATTGATATTTTATCGTCCTCCTGAATATAAAAAATCTCTTTCTTCAGGTGTATTTGAACTATACATTTCATCCCAAGTTTCAGGACTTCTAGCAATAAACCTACCTATGTTATCTAAAAGGGTTGGTGATGCGTTATATTCATGTACGTGTCTTATTTCTACTTGTGATTTTCTTTCTGCCACCTGTGCTTCCTTAGCTTTTTCAAGTGCATCTTTAACCATTTGTGCTCCTTGTTGTTGTTGGTCGGTTGAATTACTTATTAATAATCCTCTAACTTTACCAACCCATTCTTCCATTTTAGGAACAATCTTTAATTTTTCTAAGTTACCTAATTCTTCAACTTTTACACCTAAATTGGATGATAATAATTGCATTTGTGAACTTAAATTTAAATTGTCAAAATCACTTTTTAATGCTTGAGACGTTCTAACCTTAATTGAAGCGGTAATCGCCATAACATTTCTATCAATTTGTTCGGTAAGGGTTAATTGACTTTGAGCAATAGAAGTAGCATCTTGTTTTTTAAAGTCTTCCCTATTTTTTTTAAGTTCATTTAATAATGGTGGCGTAATTTCATTTAAAGGAATTGCCCCTGTGATTGTTTTACCTAATCCATCAGTAAGTTTTCCCATTAAAGATTCAGGAACTTTAATAACCATTTGTCCACCTTCCATCTGTGATAAATTAGTAATGAATTCCCTATCTTCTTTATCCATTTGAAGACCTGTTGACATTAAAGCTGTTGATGCTTGAACCCTTTCTGCGGAAGCAATTGCCCCCTTAGCTAATTCATCATATGAAACCCCAAGTTCTTGTGCCATTGCTTTGGCTTTCCTAAGATTAATTCCTGTAATTTCAAAACGACCTTGTTCATTGTTAAAAGTAGCTAATGTTCCTGCGGCCTCAATTAATGCGGTTTGTAACCCTTCCACATTATTTGTCGCCATATACATAAGTTTTAACGGGTCATTAAAGTCACCAAGAATACCACCAATTACCTGTAAGTTAGATGATAATTCAATTGCTCCTTCAGGACTTAAAACCTTGTCAGCAATTTTGAACGTTTCTTCCATGTTCATCCTAAACTCGGCAGATATTCTTGACATTTTTGCAAGTCCTTCTATACCGTTTTTAAACCCATATGCGTTTAATTTAAGAATACTAGTATTGATATCCTCGGTAGTCTTTTTTGCTCTTAAACCAAGTGATGTTGATTGAATACCCGCTTTTTCAATTGCATCTGCGGCATCAACTGCGCCTAAACCGATTTTTTCGATGTTGGCTTGAATTTCAGCCATTTTAGATAAGTCACCAACAAATGCTCTTGATACTGCGGCACTCCTTATAAGTGATTCTTGATTTTGGATATTCCATCTTCCGGATTTTTCAATCATAGTGGTATAATAACCGCTTAATTGTTCCATACCATATCCAAATTGAATAACTGAAGGGTAAGAGTTTAAAATACTTCTCCTAACATCTTCCGATAGTTTTCCTGTTAACCCAGTTTCTTCATTAATTTTAACCCTTAATTGAGCTTCATTTTGAAGTTGATTTAAAACTTGATCATATAATTTTTGAGGAGTTTGTAAAGGATTTCCAATGATATCAATCATTTGACCAACACCAAGGGCTTCTTCTTTTGAATAACCTTTGGTTTGTGCAACATTTGCTCCCCATCCTTTTGATGCAATTGAAGCAACATTTCCAGATATACTACCTAATGAAGATGCTATACCACCTAAAAATCTTAAAACGTCACCTGTAGCCATATTAATAAATCTATTACTATAAATAGATTAATTTTGTTTTTCTATTTCTAATAAATAACCAACGTAATACCTTCTAAGATAAACAGGCATAGTTAAAATATCCCCATAAGAAAATCCCCTTTTAACTAAGTATAATATTTCGTCTAATTGCCCCTTACTATAAGCCGTAGAAAGGGCGAAAAAATTCGACCCCGAAACCAATTTCAACTTGGATTGTATCTCCTGACGGGGTTTTTACGTGTTGGACTAAATCTAATCCTGGTTTATTATCGGCAACGAATTTTCTGAAGTCTTGTGAATCTTTGATTGGCATTGATAAAATAAAATTTCTAATGAATAATTGGTCACGATTTCCACCAATTGATTTTATCATCATTTCCATTCGTTTAGTAACAATTGGTGCAACCCCTACACCATTCCATGTATCTTTCATTACTTCCAATTCATTAATTTGAGCCTTTGTAATGAACTTGAATGTAAGATTTTCTTTACTCTTTTCTAAATAATATGAATATTCCCCGTTTGCATCATCTTTTAATTTAAAATCTTTTACCTTTAAAGTTGATAAATCGGTTTCAAAGGTAAACAGTTCATTTGTTTTTGGATCGTTGACTGAAATAGTATAATTTGAACCGAAAGCGGTATTTCTTAGGAAAATTAAGATTGCTTGTTGATCTTCTTCAACAAGTTCATCAAGATTGAAGTCCTTATCTAAAACTTTTCTTTTTAGGATTTCTTCTATTACTTTATTATTAGCTAGTAATGAAGGTGATGAAAGAATATTTTCATCTGATGCAGTAAGATACCCAACTCTTACTGATTTTTTTCTGTTGGTGTAATAAATACCTTGGCTTGGTAGCTCTACCACGTCATACGCAGTATTTGGGTCGATTGTTAAATGTTGTTCCATGTTCTTTAGTTTTTAATTGATTTTATTAATTCTAACGTGATTTCATCAACTATTGATATATCGTGTAATTCTTTGGTTTTCAAATAATCATCAACATTTATATTACTTGATTTAATTTCCAATCCATTACTACTAATAGTAATTGTAATTTTTAAATTTTCCATATTATTTAGTAATTATTTCTATTTCATAGTCACAATCAAAAACTACTTCCCATATTGGTTTATCTTTTGTACCGTAATTTTCATATAATTGTCCATCTAACCCTATAAAATATTTTAAATAAAAATTTGTTTCGTCAATAACAAAAGTTCTTTCAGGTATATTTTCCAAAAAGTAATCCTTAATTTCATTTTTTTAGATTTGTTAATACCGTCCTGATAATTGCCTTCTTATCCATATCAGTTTTATTTAAAACTGAAAATTTACCAAATAATTGTTCAAATAACAATTCAACCATTTCTTCTACTTCTAAATCTTTCATAATTTTTTATTTAAATATAATTATAATAATTTTGATTTTAAACCTTATTAAACTCCCATCGAATGTTTCCGCAATCGTATATACGATAGATTTTACGTTCAAACATTATTTCTTTTTCTGTTTTATTAGGGTCAAAACCTTGTTTTACTAATATGGATTTTCTAAAATTAAATCGGTAATATCTTAACCCGTTAATTACATACCAATAACTAGGTTTTGATTGGTGGATTTTTTTAAATCCTAATTTTTCATACATTTCTCCTTTAAATAATCTAACGTCAGAATATGAAATTACTTTATTTGGATTATATAATTTTAGAAACTGTTGAAATAATTTATTTGCTCCTCCAATTACATTAGTATCAATTTTATTACAAAATCTTGTTAATTCCCATTCATTTTCTTTTCCACCCATTATTACTCTTCCTTTTGAAAATGTCATTAAACTAACCAATTCACCTTCAAAATACAATCCTAATCGAATTTTTGAATTAACATTACCTTGGATGTGATTGTTTTCTAAAAATAATTTAGTTATATTATTGGGAACTTCTTTTATTTTACATTTTCTGGCAAATATTTTACTTGTTGTTAATCCTAAATTATTTTTAATAATAGATTTAACTATATTAGATTTATTTATCCACTCATCTTCAAAAATATGAATTAAATGTATTCCCAAATTATTACATTGTGTTGTTTTATCTAAATGATATACTTCGTTATTAAATAATTCGTTATGCCAGTATACTCCATTTAACTCAATCGCTAAATTCTTTTCGGGAATATAAATATCAATTTCACCATTTATAACTTTTCTAGTGTTAGTTTGTATTTCGTTATAATATATTTCTTTTATATTATTAGTTAAATCAATTTCCATTTGTGATTTGGATTCTATACCTATTGGATTACAATGAATACAAATTGTTGTGTTATTTCGTTTTCTTTCATTATATAACGGCATACTTATTTTAAATTCTTTTTCACATTTAACACACTTTAATTCATATTCTTTAGTTTCAAAATTATAATTTAAAAAACTTTTATCACTAAAATTTTCTTTTATTTTACTTAAAATGGTTTGTCTTAATTTTTGTTTAATTAATGGATTTTCTGTTGGTGAATTATATCCATATCTGAAGATATTAGTATTTTTAATTTTTTCTTTTACTTTTTCATTTTTTGATGGATTTGTAAAACCATATTTATCAAACGATGTTGATTTACATTTATTAATATTTACATAATTTTCGTTACCATATCTTTCTAATCTTGTCTTTTTATTTTTTTCCGAATTATTATAGTTTTCATTACCGTATCTTTCTTTTTTAGTTTTTCTTAGTTTGGTTATAAAATCTATATGTTCAGGATAAAAATTAATACCATATTTTTTATTAAAAGTTGATTTTTGTCTTTTAATCATTTCTTCTTTGTTTTCATTAATACATTTTAACGAACAGAAATCACCATATGGTGTATCAAATCTTTCTCTAAATTTTATTTCTTTTCCACAAGTTAGACATTTTGGCCTTTCTGTCATGTTTTTAAAATAGAAAAGTAATTTTTCTTTAAATGAAAGATTAAGATTAATTTTTTTTGAATAATTAATGATTTCAGAATATTCATTAGGATAGTTTTTTGAAAACCATACTTCTCTGGTTTTATAACCAGATTTATTATCGATACTAAAAAAAGAAAAATCCATATATCTATTATTTTTAATAAATATATGAATTTTTCTTTAGAATGCAAAGGATAATCAAAATTATTAAGTACTTGATTATCAAATATTTTT